GAGCCGGCAATACTGTTGTTCTTGCCTAACTTGGTACTCAACCCCCAACGGACGAGAGGGAGTAGTGTTTCCCTCTCGTAGTCGGTCAAAGGTTGGGTTTGTTCTTCAAAACCCTGTATCATTAGAAATCAAGTTTTTTGCCATCGGTGTCATAGCCGAGGGCGAGCAGTTTCTCTTTGATTTTCTCTTGCTTCTTGGCGAGCTTGGCGGCATATTCACCTTCAACCTCGTCAACCTTGTCTTTCGCCCACTCTTGTAGGAGTAGTGACTGACATTGCTGGAGGTCGGCGCTCCAAGTGACATCAGAACCACCAAGCACCTCTCTCATGAAGTCACGGCGAATGCGGTTACAGAGTTCCTTGTTCTCAATCACGAAATCGAGTAGTGATTTCTTTTGGTCATATCCGACAACTCCGCATAGGTCACGGAACTTGTGGGAGCAGCGACGCAATATCAAAGCAAAGAATATTAAGCCCTCATTCTCGGAGAGATTACCATTAGACAGTTCTTCGGGGTTCATCTCGTTGAGGACAGTCCTCAGTCTGTTGGACTTGTTCTCGGCGCTCTTGCGGATGTTGTCGCGGTAGGTGTTCACCAGTTGCATGGCATCCACTTGCTCCTTGTTCTCTCCCTTCGCCTCACGTTTCCATGCGCCGTAGCGACCGTTGACCTCAAAGTTGCCTCTCCATGTGGACTCCACAACGATGACTCGGTAGAGATCGTTGTTGGCGAGTTTCTCTTGCAGTCGCTCGTCACTCTCATTGTAACTGGAGTAGTAGTCGAAGACTTCCTCAAAGTTTACAACCTTGTAGCCTTTCGCCTTGACTTCTTTGCAGAAGTTGTCAATGGTGGCATGGCTCTCTTGCTGATAGGAGCGCTTGATGTAGGCGACCACAGTCTTGCCGGTCTCAAGTTCCTCACCTTCCTTGACAAGAACCGCATCCTCTTTGGTGATGAGGTGCAGCATCCATGCGAGTCGTTTCTGTTCCCAGCGTTGTCGGTTGGTGCAGTTCGCATCATGTTCTTTCATTTCGTAGAACAGGCAGCCAACGTTTGCGTTGTTGAACGGACAGTTGGCGCAGGTGGTCTTGCAAGTACCCTCGAACTCGGGTGCCCAGACAGCTCTGTCAATCTTCATGAACTTGTCTTCGGTGAAGTTGGTGGCATCTACCTTGTTGATGGGATCATCCTCAAGGTCGCCATCCTCATATTCCTCAAAGAACTCTCGTTGGTCGCTCTCGTCAAGTTTGCAGATGTGCATGGCAGCGTTGAGGTTCATCCAGCCCTTGTTCACATACTCCTTCAACTCGGGAATGAGAGCGTCGAGCTTGATGCGTTCAGCGACAAATCGCTTACTCTTTCCGAAACGCAGGGCAATCTCCTCAATGGATTTGCCGTTCTTGTGGAGTTGGCCGAAGGCGAATGCCTCTTCCATTGGAGGCACGTCCTTGCGCTGGAGGTTCTCGGTAATCATGGCATCCAGTGCCTCCTCATCGTTCATCTCCCTCACGATGCAGGGAATGGTGTTAGTGAACTTGGGCACATTCTCAAGGTTCAACTTGAATGCCCTGTAGCGACGCTCACCGCATACAATCTCGAAGTGACCAAGTGGGTCTTTGTAGTTTGCCTCAATGGGCCTCACGGTAATCGGTTGCAGCAACCCATGTTGTAGGATATTGTCTGCAAGTTCCTGGAGAGCCTCCTTGTCGAAGGTCTTCCTCGGGTTCATCGGCGAGGGCTCTATGCTCGCCAGCGGAATGTTCTTGATCTGTTCCATTCTCTTTGAATTTAAAGTTTGACATTTTATTTACTTAGGGTCGTTTTCTTCTTCATCGACCCATTTCCATTGCAGTAACTTGTAGGGGTCATGGCCGTTCTCGACTGCTATCTCGTATGCCAGTTCCCTATCGGCGGTGTGAGTCTCAATCGTCCTCATTATCCACTCGCCCTTTTCGTTCTTTGTCCCGAATGTTAGTACCCACATATCAGTTGTATTTTTAAGTTTCTACTGTAAAATTAATACTGAAACAACAAAGTCGGTTCTGATTTTCGCCCTTTTTGAGCCTGACCAACGTAGTTTAACTTGTTGTATCTTAATCTTTTGGCGAATTAACGTTTATGAACTTTGCAGCTTCAAGGATGTCATCCGTCTCAGGATAACCGTGCCTTCGGCAGAATTCTCGCAGAGATATGGCGTTCTTGGCAGCCTCCTCACGTTCCCGCTTCTCGTCCTCGTTCTTCTTGAGCTCATACTCATAAGCCCGCTCCCTCATGAACTGGCTGAGGGCATCCATTATGCGCATCGGGTCAACGGCACCGAAGAACATTCCGTAACGGCCGGTCTTCATACGGTAGAAGAACAGCAGAAGCTCGCTGACCTTGAGGTAGCCGTATTCCTGGGTAATCACATTGGCGAGGCTCACAGCCTGTGACTCGTCCATCTTCTTCACTCCAGTGAACTCGCACAAGTCGAAGATCTGCGGAAGCATCCACATGGCTGGCATGTTCTCTCCGTAGGCATGACGGAGAACAGTTAGCGTCGGTGCGCTCTCGCTGAAGAACGCCTTTGCCGGGTATTTCGCAGCGAAACGCTGGACGGTGGGGTTCATCTGCTTGAGGAACTGCTCACGCTCCCCGTACTTTTGCAGCACGAGCATCGTCTTCTGCCGCAAGGCGGGCGACAGCTGACATGTAGGCTGCAGCCCTCTGCTCTCTACCGGCACCATTTGTCTGTTGCCAATCACTTGTCCTATTGTTTCCATTGTTCTGATTTTTTAGTGGGAAAAGTCCAGCCCAGTTGTTAGCCATTGACTGTTCAACGATAGCCATCGCAACACTCGGGTCGTTGCCCGAAAGTTTCACGAGCTTGTTGTAACAGGTCTTCAACGATAAGTCGCTCTTGTAAGACTCATGTCGCTGATGTTTATACTCCAACCAAACAGCAAAGACATTCTCAAACTCAGGAGAAACAAAAATCCTTTTTGCATCTACTTTAGTAGATGTTTTTATATTCTTTTCTTCTTTATTCTTTAGTTGTTGTTGGTTTGCGTGTTGGTCAGCGTGTTGGTTTGCTTGTTGGTTAGTGTGTTGTTTTGCTTGTTGCTTGCCCTTTTTACCCTCTTGGTAATAGTCAAATTTACAGATAGTTATAATAGTGAATTTGTTTGTTGTTTTGCGTGTTATTTCGTGTGTGTTTTCCATGTTGGTCAGCATGCGTCTTGCTTGTTGCACCGAAATATCGAGGTCTTTCGCTATCCTTGCAAGGCTTGTGACAAGCTGTCCACGTTTCACTTCAATTCCCCGCCAAAACTTGTCCTCACTGTTAGCTTTAAGGAGTAGATACATCCACCCCTTGAGCATCACACCGTCCGTGAAATATTCCCAGTCAAGAAGTTTTCTTGACAGCTTAATCCAGCCTTCCATAATCACGTCTCCCTTATGCGGATGCCGTGCACATGGAGCATCAGCTTGCGACGCAGAACGTAGTCGGCCTCCTTCCTGGTTATATCACTCTTGACATCCTCGACAACCAGCTGGCCGTTCTCTATGTATACGAAGTCAGCTGTGTAGACTGCGTTCTTCTCGATGCACACCTGTTTGTAGACTGGCTCCACATATGAGTGAGGTGTAATCCTCATCGTGTGGTAGCCTTTCTCCTTGCAGTACTCGGTAGCAGCCTTCTTGGTGTCGAAGACTATGCCGTCATGTACCGAGGTGTAGACGAGCCATTTCTTCACGTTCTTGTCACGCACATGGATCGTCTCGTAGTGGGCAGGGATAATCTCGTACTCAACCTGTCGCTGGAGGTCGGAAATTGCACCACCCTTCTCAAGCATCTGGAGATCAAGCCAGCGGTCATACTCCTTCTTGGAGTCATATTTCTCAACTGTAGCGAAGTCGATGTTGTTCTGCTCGCAGTAATATTTCGCATCGTGCTCGGTGCGGAAGCGGTGCTGAGTGCCAGGCACGACGTATACTTTAGTGTTTCCAAACTTGAACCTTTTCATTTTCTCATGAATGTATTAGTTAATATTTTGTCTCCATTGCGCACGACCCATTTACCGTTCACTCCTGGGTCTATGTACAAGTCCTCGATCTTGCCGAACTTCCTGTAGCTGCCGCATAGGTCTATAACCCATCCGTCTTTACCCTCATAGGGCCTGATGGCACGACCAATCATCTGGTAGTAGAGTGCAAGCGACATGGTGGGACGTGCAAGGATGACGGTATCAAGGGCAGGGAAGTCGAAACCAGTAGTGAGGACACCGACATTGGCGACAACCTCGGTGTCTCCTTTCTTGAACCTCTCAAGAATTGCCTCACGTTCCTTCTTCGGTGTGGTTCCCGAAACAACCTCGCAGAAGCCCATCAAGTCCTCGGCAAGTCGTTCGGCATCCTCCACAAAGCGAGTGAAGACAAGTATACCGTTGCGCCTACCTCCGTCCTTCGGCCTCATCACACGCTTTATCACGTTGAGGGCATAAGTGTAGAACCCTACCCTCTCGAACTCCCTGAAGAGCGACTTGTCATCGTAATCCGCACCGGTGGAGTTGAGCTTCACGTTGTCGAGGTCTATGCCGTTGAGGTCGAAATACCTCAATTTCGCAAGATAGCCACGTTCTAAGAGCGTTTTTATCTGACAATAGTAGATTACTTGGTCAAACACTCTCGGGCGCGTACGAGTAAGGAATTTGAGGATAGAGCCATATTTCTTCCACTTGCTGTTGACGGTAGTCGGGTCTATTGTCTGCGACAGCCGGTAAGGAGTGGCGGTCAAGCCTATCACCTTGCGACCCCCGACAGCCTCAATGAACTCTTTGTACTGTCCGCTGATGGAATTCACATAGTGGCACTCGTCAATGATGATCTTTTTGAAGATGTCGAACGAGTGGAGGTGTCCCATCACACTGCCTATCATCGCAAATGTCACACGGCAGATGGTCTTGACACCCATACTGGCGCTGTAGACTCCGTAACGGAATCCGTAGGACGCATACTTGGCGACATTCTGCTCGCATATCTCCTTGTTGGGTTGGAGAACCAGGAGTGGCCCGTCAATCTTGCTTGCTATGTCGGCAATGACGAGGCTCTTGCCAGCTCCAGTCGGGAGGATGAGCAGACCGTTATGGTCGCCATTATCGTTGAAGAACTTCACAGCAGCATCGCTTGCCTGTTGCTGATAGCCTCTTAATTGGTACTGCATAGTAGAACAAAAGACCGCCGCCAGCGAGAACGGCGGTCATCCCAAAAACGATGAAACAGTCACTATTCGGCGGCTCGCTCTGCCGATAAGAGTTTAGCTATGGCATGCCGTGTGATTTCCACGGCGGCATCATAGTAGTCGTTGCACTCTTGGCGACGTGGGGCGAACGATTGCATCTCAATGTCACGCTGTGCGCCCAGCTCACGTCTGAGTTCCATGTACGCGCTCTTGAGGTTGTGGAGGTCAACATGGAGTTTCGTGAGCAACTCAGCCTTCTTGACCTTGATGTTGTGTCGCTCGTTCATCAGCAGGCGTATGCGCTCGTCATGTAGCTCGACCTCCTTGATCGTGTCGGCGAGACGTCTCCTGTCCTTCTCCAGTCCAACCTCAACACCATACTCGCAGTACTTCTTGTCAAGCTCTGTCTTGACGGCATTGAAAGCATCAACAAGTTCAAGTTTCTTGGCCTCATAGTCAAGTTCGTTCTTCTGCTTGTACTTGTTGTACTCGTTAATTCTCTCGGTCTTCTCTCTGCTGAGGGCGTGAGATGCTGCCGTGCGCTCACTGTTGAGTCTTGCGTTGATTGTGCGAAGCTCGGCAAGGGACTCATCCCCTCTCAATTTAAATTCTTCCATTGTACTATATTTAAAATGTTTGACAATATGCCCGATTGTCCGCCCGGACTCAGCGGTGATTTCTTTAAAAAACATGCACTATCTTCACAGACGGCACATGTCGGCCTTCTTAGTGTGTATATGAAAAAGAATAGATTAGTAGTGGACAGGCAGGAGTCGAACCTGCGCACGGCTTTTGAAACAAACCTAAGAAACTAAAAACTTTTATCAACTAAAACTAAAACAAAATTAAAAATAAACATTATGAGCCCGCCGTGGTTCCGAACACTGCCCTTTCTTCCCCCGCGCCTCACGGCGAGAGGGTAAATGCAATACACATTTTATTTATGAACAATTATCCTCTGCCAGTTCCTACCGCAATAACTTCAGACCCATTACCTGAAGCCATAACCATGCTCGGCTTGACAGAATAATTATGAAAGAAACTCTTACTACTATGAGTATATTTCCTGGAAGTCTCTGTACTTGTCATCGTCAGGCAATGGAACCGTTGCACCGTGCTCTGTCGCCATGTACGATTGTATCTTGTTCATGAAGTCGGTCATCTGCTTCTTGTTGAGCTTGCTGGTCTCAACCCATTTGTCGACGACCTCACCGTTGGGCAACACCACCGGATAACTGAACATCGAGCAGAACAAGTCATGCACGTTGTTCTTGTTCCAGTGGTCATCGCCGTAGGTCTTGTTGAAGAAGTTCGCAATGTCGGCACACCACACATAGAACAGCGCGTTCTGGTTGAGTGTGCGAGGCTGCTTCTTCTTCCATTGCTCCTTGGTCTCGATGGTCACCACATAGTCACCATTCGGGAGCCATGCACAGCACTGGTCGAGGGTGCGCTTGTCACCGACCTTGCCGTCTTCCTTGTGGATATGGATAACCATCAGAAGGGAACGTCTTCGGTGGTATTGTCGTTACCACTCCAGTTCTGTGGGTTCTGCTGGTAGCGCACCTGGTTCATGAATGGAACGTTGGGCGCTCCCTCTTCCTTCTTGGAACTCAGCATCTCGAAGTTGTCAACGATAATCTCGGTGACGTATTTCTCGGTGTTGTCGCGGGCCGTATACTTGCGAGTCCTCAACTTGCCCTCGACGTAGAGTCTTGTGCCCTTGCCGACATATTTCTCAACGGTCTCGGCTTGTCTGCCGAATACTACACACGAATGCCATTCGGTACGTTCGGGAACTTGGGTGCCGTCTTGACGCGTGAACCCTTTGTCAGTTGTTGCAAGGTTGAAAGTGGCGAACTTACCACTCTGACCGTCTCTTATCTCGGGTGCCTGACCTACATTGCCGAGGAGTATCACTTTATTTACGCTCATTTCGCTGAAATTTTAAATGATCCTTTTCTGGTTGTTTGTTTTGAATACTTCTTATATAATTCGGGATAAGCCTTCTTGAAGGACGTGGAGTCGAAGGTGGTAGTGGTTGACTCTTTACCTATAGATGCGGTGAACTCGTCACACTCCCATTTTGTGACACTGTTCTGCTCCATGAGCTCACGCAACCGCTCCTTCATCTCCTTTGCCTTTTTCTCTGCTATGAGCAAGTCGGCAATAGCTTTGGTGATTTCTTGTGGAACCACAAGACCAGTTGAGGTCTCCACAACCTTTTGGAGTTGGGTTGTGTCATACACTTGCATCGTGTCATTGAAATACACGAAACCGTGGTCGGTAAGAGAAACGAGGGAGTCAAGCAAGCATTTTACTTGGTCATCAGGTTTGCGCTCGATGGCCCAACGCTCACCTTCATTTTTACGCAACCACATTGCTATGAGTCCCGAAACCTTTAACCCAGTCTGTCGCTCAAACATGAATGCATAACAGGACAACTGCCATGAGAGATATTCCTCAAGTCCTGCTTGTCCGCCAGGATAATACTGGAGGTTGTTGGTCTTATAGTCAACGAGGAAAATTTCATCATCCTCATCAGCCTTAACGCTGTCAATCTGTGAGGCGAAATTGCCATAATCTACGGTGAACTCACAGGCGATTGTCCTGAGTCCCATCAACAAGCACTTATAGGAGTTTAGTTCCTCACTCACTTCCTGCGCAGGAAGCATCCCAGCAGTAGGATGAGGTTTCTCGGGGTATTCAACACACTCAATGCCCAGCTCGTCATAGGTCTGTATCGCCTTGTGGACGCAGGTGCCGTAATAGCCCGCCTTCGGGATCTGCACCTTTTTAACAAAATCACTCGCATCGGGATACACACCCAACTGCAACACTTGATGAATGAGAGAGGTTATACCCGACAACCGCTGCTCGCCACGGTGGTAGCGGTGAGTCTCCTCATCAAACACTACCACCGACCGCTTTAAGTCTTCTTTCTTTATCATGACACGAATTACTTTTGTGGTTTTGGATAGACAGCTGCCATCTCTTGGACAGCCTTCATGAAATCACTGGTGGCATCACAGGGAACCTGTTTGCTCCATTTGCGCCACATTGCCTCGAACTCGTCACGGCTCTTGACTGCTCGCATCTCAGCGCAAGCATCAACAACCTTTGCCTCAAGGTCGCTATTGGCTTGCTTCGCCTCCTCGTCGGGGAGATCTTCGCCAGCGTAGATGTACAACCCAAGCCCGAACATAGCAATGTTCTTGGCGAGGCAACGCATGATTGCCTTGTTCACATCGAACATGGTCGCTGCATCGACAGCCTTGTCACCATACTTGGTCTTGTAGGAGTAAGCCGTGGCTTTCATCGCTTTGTTGTTACCGTTCATCACAGGCAACCACATGGAGATTGTCTCTCCGTTGATGGTGACCGAAGTCTCGACCATGATGCCGAGTTGGTCATCGTTGAGGTAGGGTTTGTCGCCCCAGTGGCGAACCTCGTAGCTGGCATCGGGGTAATACTGCTTGACTTGTCCCCATGCCCACACCCATGAGAGGTAGGACAGGTACTTTTCGCTGCCGTCGGGGTTCTTCTCGTTGGTTTTCTTCTTCTCAACGTGTTCATTAACGTTGATTGCATTCAGTGTCTCGAAGACACTTTTCTTAGTGACTTTTTCCATGTTTTTGGGAATTTAAATAGTTTGACAAATAGTTTAATATAACGTTGTAAAATTAATCATTTTCAGCGAAATAGAAAAATTATTTTTTATGTTATAAAACACATTTCTTAAAGTAAAACTTTAACTATCCTCACGGACGGTTAAAGTCACAAAAATCAATTGTACTTAATGAAAGCGTGTTAACGATGATGCAAGTGGCCACACCAGGAGTCGAACCTGATTTCGTCCTCAAAGTCATATGGAACCCCTCCCACTCATCCGAGCCGTGGAAGACGGCGTGACCATGAGCGCACTGCCTTCACAGGTGGTGCGCATTCAACAAAAATGAAAAAAATTTACCTTAACTTAGCGTTTGTCATTATTGATCATCCTCGTCTTCGTGGCAATACTTGAAGATGAGGCTAATTATAAACAATGCTCCAGCGCTCCAAAGAGCATACTCAAAGAACACTCGCTTTGGCGCGTCCTCACTGGGGATAAGCAGAATGCTGAAGAACAGCACTGCGACGATAATGGAATAAAGTACTTTCATGATTTTTGAAATTTTGACTGTTTGACATTTTTGCGTTTTAGATTTTCCTGCAATGTCGGAGGACATCCCCGGCATTGACTTGCCATTTTCCGTTCTGTGACGGTGAGTCCTTCGTGAACGCGACCTTGCCAGCCTCCATGAGGCGACGCAGCTTCTCACGTCCACCAACTATCTCCTCAGCGACTCGCTTGCCGAAGGTCTTGCCGCTCATCACGGCGAGGATGTTGTCGCACAGGCGAGCTTTGATGGCATCGTCGCTCATCGCACCACTCGCTTGTAGATCGTCACGGCAGGAGAACCACCGGTGACCACAACGTTTACCTTGTCGCCCTCGCTGTAGTGCGCCATCTCAAGCGCATCCTCATCAGAGAGGTTCTCTGCCGTCTTGATGGCCTCTGCCCTGGGGCAATTGGCGACCAACACGGTGAGTCGCTTGCTCGTGTTCTTGACCTCTACCCTCATGACACCCTTGTTACTGTCGCGATTTTGTTGTCCATGTTGGTTGTGACACTCCATCTTGCACCGTTGGCACGCTCAACGATGAGGCGTGAACCAGTCAAGGTGCGAAGGTAGTCGGTCTTCTCGAGAGGGAAGTCGAGGCTTGACCCGACCTCCAGTGTACGCAGCTGCTCAATGATGGGCACCTGCTCAGTAGTTACATTTACGTCCATAATTACATTATTAAAATATGAGTAGCCGTGGGTGGTGACAGACCACAAACTAATCGCCATTGGGCTCACGGCTTCCAAAGAATTTATGGTAGAAAAATCGAATGTTCATACACCGACAGGTCATGTATGCCGCCTGTCATCGGCACCCTGATTGGCGGTCAGGGAATTCCGCTCACATGAATTCATTCTGTCTCGGGATCTCTCCTTATTGACGGTTCAGCTCTCCGTTCCTCTACCTCACGGTGGGGGACGTGTCACGGCTTGGAACTACTATCATGCTCGCTCATCGCTATTGACTTGCCACCGTACCATGTCGGTGGTAGTTTCAGCGGATAATCAACGATGTCAAGGAACTCTGCTGTTTCCCTTCCGGGAACTTTGGTTCCGTCCGAGGTGTCGCTCAACTCGCTATGGGCACTGGCCGACGGAAACGAAAAATGGAAATAGATGAAACTGATTAGTTGAAATAGACGGTTACAGTCACGTCAATGGGGTTGGGGAACGAATTCCCGATATACCACAGAGCCTCATGAGAGGTTGCCACCTTGTCAATCTCACGGAGGTCAAACATGGTGAAGCCTTCTCGTGTTATCTTTAGAGTCTTGTCATCCTTGAGGACGAGTTTGGTGCGTTCGTACTCCCACTTGTTCCACTCGTTTCTCTGGAGGCATTCCTTCACATCATTCACCAAGGCGAGCATTCTTTCGTCGGTGGTCTCAATTTTTTTTGTCTCAATGTTTTGCATAGCTCAAAAATTTAGTTTAAATTTGTCGTTGTTGATTTGATGATGCAAATATATATCCGTTTGGCTAATTATGCAAGCCATTTGGATATTAATATTAGATATTTAAGGAATTTTAACAAACAAGCCCTTTTTGAGGGTCAAAAAATCAATTGGAACCATGATAGAGAGAATTAAAAAATTTATAGCCTCCACAGGCTTGACAGACGCCGCCTTCGCCAAGAAGATAGGCGTGCAGCAGATGACGCTATGGCGCCAGCTGAACGGAATGAGGAAGATGAGCCTCGAGACCGTCGGCGCCATCACGAGCGCCTACCCCGAGCTCAACTGCAACTGGTTGCTCAGAGGCGAGGGAGAAATGTTCTTCGGGACAAAGGAAAAGGAGAAGCGACTCGACAACCTCATCGACGTGATCTCCATGCAGCAGGAGACTATCCGCAACCTACAAGAGAAAATCAAACAACTTCAAATTCAATAAAACTATGAAAAAAGCAATCACACTTTTGGCTTTCATGGCACTGTTGTGGTCATGCAGCTATGCCCCGCCGAAGGGAGCAGAACAGACTGAGATGGACAGCACACAGGTGCTTATGCCCGGAATGGAAGAAGCGCCCGAGGTCAAGTCCTCAATCTTTGAACATGTGGCAGACTCTATCTTCAAGCTCCACCCAGGTGACATCAAAAACGAGATCATTCGCGAGGACATCGCAAAAGACCTCAAGAAGTACGCGCTCCAGTTCAAGGGGAAACACATGCCCCTCATCGAGGAACTGCCGTTCAAACTCTTGGAGGTAACGCAGGAGAACGGATATATAGCAGTCCTTCACTATTCTAAGGACGCAGACGAGAAGAACCTGGGTCTTGAGGTGCAGCTCGCTGTCAATCTCCCACGAGAAGAGGCTGCCAAACTCTACGAAGGGAAATTCTACTCGGTAAAAGGCATAATGGCTGGCTTCCCTTACGCAAGTGTTATGCCTTATGCTTTGGACCCATACAATTCTTACGATATGCCTCTGCTCTCTCTCGGTGCGATAAAAATCGATAAGGCAGAACTCACTTTGAAAAAGTAGTTTGTTTCCGATTTATTGTCGGGACTCTAAACGTAGTAAAAACACCCTTTTATAAAACACTAATAATCACACACTTAAAAATAAAATAAGCAAAAATGATACAAAAATCGGTTATAACACAAGTATTTAGTATTAAAATACTCTAAACCACGAACTATTAGGCATTTAAATGGTAAATATAAGAGCCGACAAACCCAAATTTGGCACTCAATTATTGTCCAAAAATTGTCGAAAACCGCATTTTTGTTTCCGTTTTGTTGTCCAAAAAACACAAGATTATTTATGGCAAATTTATCGTTAACAATCCTCCCAGCAAAAGTTCTCAAGGGAGGCAGACACAAGGTGCGCATCGCAGTGGCGCACAATGGCACCACAAGGTACATTCTCACCGATGTGGTCATTGACTCAACAAAGGAGTTCAAGAACGGTCAAGTAGTGAAACGTGGCGACGCAGCATACCTCAACACAAAGCTGAGGAAGAAACTCGTCGAGGTGCAGCAGGCAATAGATGACATTCCATACATAGAGGGGCTGTCTTGCCCTGAACTCATAGACGCAATATCATCTCAGCACAAGAAGAAAATACACACCCTACGCTCTGCCTTCGATGAAATGATGGATGTCTCCTCGGCAAAGGAGAGTTCAAAAGTGCATTACCGTGCCACGTTCAGCTCAATAAGCAGGTTCATCCCAGAGTCTACAAGGGTGAGGAACATAACCCCTGTGATGCTGAAACGGTACATTAAGAAGCGCAACGACATCGCACGAGGTCAGGTGCGTTTCCATATAGCACTGATTGCGATGATCCTCAACCACTGCCAACGCAACGGATACACAGACTACACTGTGCTCCCGACCTCCAACATCATGGAGCCAGTAGTTGTGGTTAGGCAGAACTGGCTAACACCTGATGAGGTGCGCTTCATCCGTGACAACAAAGGCACCCTCAAGTCACACGCGAAGTTCCATGACTTTTTCATGCTCTCTTACTATCTCGGGGGCATCAACCTTATAGACCTCGCTAAAATCAACTTTAACGAGTGTAGCAACACCATAAAATATATAAGGACAAAGACCGAGCGAAAGGCGAAGGTAAACCCTTTCGTTGAGTTCATGATACCAGACGAGGCAAAAGCCATCATTGAACGGCGCAAGGGGAAGGACGGCAGGCTCATCATCGCAAAGGCTGCACCAAACGACCTGTGCCATTGCATAGAGGCTTCTGTGCATCGCTATCGTGAGCATTTCAACATGCCGAAGCTGACGTTCTACTCTGCGAGGAAATCGTTCGCCCAGCATGCCTTCAACCTCGGCATCTCGGAGTCGGTCATAGACTACATTCTCGGTCATTCGCTGGGGTCGAACAAGAACACAATGCTCTACTCCTACATCAAGGTCACACCCGAGATGGCCACCGAGGCAATAAGAAAAGTCTGCGACTTTATAGCAAGCGAGAGAAATTTTTAGTAACTTTGCAACGCATTTACATTCTTCTTGGAATTTAAATGTTTGACATTTTTGCGTTTCGAGGCTGTGAAGCTACGGAACGCTTTCTTTTTGCCGAACTATTCCTCCACTAATCGGTATTATTAGATGTAACGCGTCCTGTGCTGTTGGTTTTGCGTTATGCCCATGTGTCCCGCATGGGCTTTTTTTATGCAGTAAGTCCCCACTCTCACGAGCGAGGACTCAATCATGAAGAAACAATTACTTTACTTCCGGTGCTTATTAACAACTATTTATCTATGAGAATGAATTCCACGTTTTCAATGGTTTCGTTCGGATTTAGCGAGGTCACGTCAATCTTTCTATCTTTTACCTTGTTGGTCTTCCACAGGAAGCCCAAGAACCTTTTATATTTGACGGTCTCGACTATTTTCAGCTTACTGCGAGTCTGAAGGTCACCGACGAGGGTATCGCCATCTATGTACCCATGAAGCGAGTACCAGGGTTTCTCAATGTCGATGGCCTTAACCTTCACTGGCTCTACCTGAACCACATTATTATATATGGTGTCTCGGTAGATTTCCTTCTCCTTGAGCACTGTGTACAAGGTGTCGCGAGTGTGGGTATTGACGGTGACCACTCGCTCAACATCTCTGCCGTTCGTTTTCAGGCTCTCTATGAGCTTGAGGTCGTCAGCCCTATATCTCTTCAGTTCATCAATCGTCAGGCGAATTCCAGCCATTTCTGCTGCATTCAGACCATCTTTTGTCTGATAATGCCGAACAGAGTCAAGCAATGCGCCTTTCGTCTGCGTCAGGCTCTCGTTCTTGGCCTTCAGCTTGGCGAGGCTGCACTGCTGGAAGCCTACTACTCCAGCAACAGCAAGGATGGCAATGGCGATTATCAGATACTTCTTCATTTCAGACGCTCTTTGAATTTTTCCCACTCTTTGCTGTTGTTCTTGCTGGCATTGTTCCAGCCGACAACACCGGGACAAACCTTACCGCTGATGTCATAATGGCGCACCACTCTTTCAAGTGGAACATTGAACTTTTTCATCAGGATCTTCGTCAATTTGACTGCATTGCTTAATGTTGCCTCGGTGAAATACCAGCCCTCATGGTTAACCTTCGAGTGGTCATAACCAGCCTTTAAGTTGCTGCACATTTCAATGGAGATAGTGTTAGCGTTTGTGGCTATGCGATATAGCCTTCCACCACCACTATAGGGGTTCTTCTTATCGCCTACTGACCAGCATTTATAGTTCTTCAAGTCGGGATTGAATTGAACGATGTCACGGTTATCGCACCCGAAGTCAGCCGAAGCTCTCTTGCTCATCTCCCAACTGTTTTTCATGCCGATGGCACGTCCAGGGGCAGAAGATGCGCCAGCGGTGTAGTGGATGGCGATATACTTTATCGTTCTGTTGGGTGTCTTGGTGATGCAAGACTTCAACGGAGCGTAGATTACACTCTCGTCAACGCATTTGGAGTTGGTGGTAGTTTCCTCCTTAACCCCGAGAGCGGTCCACGTCTTTTGGCCGACGATGCCGTCAGCGACCAACGATTTTGATTTTTGGTATGCCAATACTGCATCGTGCGTTTTCTGGCCAAAGTCAGAATCGACCACAACATTGAAACCTGCTTTGCAGAGTAGTTCCTGTAGCAGTTTTACCTCTTCGCCTTTTGAGCCTCTCTTAATTGTCTTCATTTACTCTCGTTATTTGTGATTTCTTTTTTTAGATCGTCAAGTTCAACATCGAAATGACGCTCTGTCTTGTCAATCGTAATCTTCTGCAACAGTTTCCAAAATCTTGACTCGTTGGCATCACGGCATGATGCCTCGTTCTCCAAGATACTCCAAAACTGCTCGAAGCAGATTACACCGGTAACGATGTAACTCAAGGGTATGGTGACGTGGATGAACACCCAGTGCTCGCATAGGAACGCAAGCAGAATGAGCATCAACCTCTTTGGAATTGTGTTTGTGACAACCTTCCCGAAGGCAAAAGACGTGAACCTTGCTGGTCGCTGGGCCTTGTCGGGATACATCTTGCGGACTCGCTTGTCAAGCTGGTATGCAGTCCAAGCATCACACACGATGAAGATAATTGCCACGATGATGAGGGGAAACGTTGGTCGGAATTCTCCGACAAGCCAGCCTACCCATCCCCCAAGGGCGACAAAGACTGCTTTCCAAAAACCAATAAACTTATCCATAGTTGTATATTTTTAGTGCTATTATTAACCTACGAAATTACTTATATATTAGAGTGATACGACAAATTATAAAATTCTTACATCCACAAAAAAGGTAGTTTAGTGGGTTAAAACTCTAACAGGGTGCATTTTATGATTTTAAATTATTTTATTCTCGTTATATTTGCCGCAAAAACCCAAAAAATATGGAACTCAACGAACTTCTTAACGAGATTACCAAGAAGCTGCAAGGTCACGTTGCAGTAGTGCAGATATTCGTAGATGGCGAGGTGCATGTGCGCCGTGTCGGTGACGCAAATAGGCTCATCGACAACCCTTCGCTTATACCGCCATCTTCAACGCTCTCCTTCCTGGAATGGATGCGTCAACAGATAGATGAAGCGAACGTTACCAACGGCACACGCTCCAACCATCGCAACTGTCTCAAGCACCTCGCTTCCTTCCGTGAGGACATCACGTTTGCCGACCTTGACTATCGGCTTGTGTGCGCCTTTGACCGTTACCTTCGTGCGCTGAAACTCTCGGTCAACACCATCGCAAAGCTGATGAAGGTGTGGCATAGGTACATCAACATAGCAATTAGCGAAGATTTACTCATTGCCGACCCATTTCGCAAATACACCATTCATCGGGAACGCACTCACAAGAACACGCTATCGGAACGAGAGCTCAAACGTGTGGAGAAGAACGTTGACACTTTGCCCGACAATGAGCGTAACGTGGTGCGAGCATTCTTGTTCTCGTGCTATACTGGTCTGCGCTACTCCGACCTCTGCCGTGTCAAAGGCAGCGACGTGCGCTCACAGGGCAAGCAGAAGTGGCTAATCTTGAAGACGCAGAAGACCGGTGCCGAGGTTCACGTTCCGTTGTCTGTCTCTTTCGGTGGCAAAGGTGTGAGCATGGTGGAGAACCAGGGAACGTTGTTCCACTTGCCGAACAATGCTCGCTGTAACGTTCTGCTCAAGCGAGCGATGAAGAAATTGCATGTGCGGAAGAAGCTCTCGATGCACTGTGGACGTGTGACGTGTGCTACAATCTGCCTTTTGCGAGGTGTGCCGTTGTCCACCATCCAGCACGTTCTCGGGCACAAGTCAATCAACACTACGGCCTCGGTGTATGCTCAAGTCCTCGACAACACAATATCGAGGACGATGCGCCGTGCATGGAGGGCGTAGTGCCATCGGGATTGACTCGTACTTTAGAGACATCTCCCCACTCGTATTTCCCGAATTCGAGCACTTTACGAGCGTGACAACAATCGGCAGTGCTGGCACTACTGGAAACAGCGGCTTTGCAGCCAAGCAAATCAAGATCAACTTGCCGACAGGTATAACGACAATTAGAAACAATATGTTTAAGTCTTGTAATTTCTATGCACAAGACCAAATCATAGTTTCAGCAGGCAGTATAAATTCCGAAACAGGTTTCGCCAATATTAAGACCTTGACAGATATTATTTTCACGGCAGCGACATTCTCCAACTTGAGAGGCTACATGTTATTTACTGGTACAACTGCCAACCTTGTGTTCCCGAATGCAACTGCAGCGCCTCCAACTGGCCAAAATATGGGCACATTCACAGGCTACATCTATGTGCCTGACGCATTAGTGGACGCATGGAAGGCCGTTAGTGGCTGGAGTGCCCTTGCATCAAGGATACTGCCGTTGAGCCAGTGGCCTAATCAGGTATAGCATAAATCCTGCTTGCAAGTGAGGACCACCCAGACGCGTTCTTGTAGGCATCCACGCTCTCGGCAGGCACATAAAATAGGCAAGTGGCATTAGCTGGGGGTAAAGTCACAGCAGGCGGTGTAGTAGCCAGTATTGTCAGCTTCGTCAAGGTAGTGCAGTAGAAGCTATACTGGTCTATAGATGTTACTGTAGCTGGTACGGTGGCCTCTACTAATAGTGCGTTACGGAACACGTTCCATTGGATAACTGTAACATTCGGTAGTTCTACCTCTTCAAGTGTTGAACTCATGAAGGCACCGGCAGTAATCGTCTGGACATTTACGAAGTGAGTGAACTCTTTGAAGGATCTAATATTAGTATTAGCATAGAATGCAGTTCCGATGGTATTCCATCGGTACAATATTCAAGGGCAACACAGAGATAACGGCTTTCAAGGAGCTGGTACATTTTACACGAGTTACATCACTCGCAAGTCAGGCATTTGCTGTATGCTCAAACCTCAAGAGCTTGCACATGCCGAACAGCATAACAACTATGGCTTATGGCATCTGCCGAGCCTGCTCTTCGTTAGAGGATGTCGTTATCTCTACTGCAATAACTGAAATCACACAGGCCGCATTCAACGCTTGTGCAATAAAGCACCTTGTTTTGCACGAGGGGCTTGTTAATATAAGAACTGATTATGCTTTCGGTAATTGCACCCAGTTGTTAGACGTGACATTCCCATCAACGATAACAGGTATAGGCACAGACACCTTCCGAGGTTGCACGGCTCTAACCGAGATGATCTTCAATGGCACAACACCACCAACACTTGGTGGTGGTAACAACATTCTTGGACCAACATCAGCCACTTGGCCTATCTATGTCCCCGACTCTGCTGTAGATGCCTATAAGGCTGCTTCGAGCTGGGCAAACTACAAGAACAGAGTCAAGGGCATCAGCGAAAGACCGAGTTAATCATCAATTGCGAAGATGTTGTTTGCACGGCTCTTCCATCCCGAAGCGTTCTTATATGTGTCGAGACTCTCTGCTGGCACATATATGTTGAACGTGCCCATGCTTGCGAACGAGCTGTTATTGACAAGTGTCGGAGGTGTAGTCGCTCGCACAGTCAGAGACTGCATTGCACTTGCGCCATAGCACCAGTCGCCGATTGAAGTCATTGTTGCTGGAAGATCCATAGAAACCAATGATGCAGTAGAACGGAACGAACTTTGACCCAACGAAGTGATATTGCTTGGCACGGTCATGCGTTGGAGAGAAGATGAACGGAACGCATTCGCTGGCATTGACGTCATTTTCGTGAAGTATCTTATCTCGTCGAAGGTGGTTATTTGAGTATTATTTTGGAAGGTAGTACCGATGGAATACCATCGGTACTGCATTCTTTGCCAAAACCAATATCCAGTCGTTCAAAGAGTTTACCCATTTCGTCAACGTACAGGTGGTTTCACCCAATGCCTTCATGAACTCAACACTCGAAGAAATTGAGTTCCCAAATGTCACCAACATCGCATACAACGCGTTCAGGGGTTCACATGTTGTAGAAGCCACTATACCGGCAACAGTCACCCAATTAGGTGAGCATTGTTTCAATTGCACCACAATGACGAGACTGACTATACTCCCCACAACACCTCCAACTTTGTACTTGCCACTAAGCAATGCAACAGCCTTGTTTTATGTGCCAGCGTCAAGTTTGGAGGCCTACAAGAGTGCGGATAAGTGGTCCACATTGGCAAGCAGAATATACGCTATTCCGGAATAGCAAGTATGTTGTTGACGTGTGAGCTCCAAACGTTAGCTGCTTTGTAAGTGTCGAGTGCAGACGCAGGAACATAATAGTATCTGTAGGTGTCTGCGAAGCAGTTTTCGACGATAGATGGTGGCGTGGTTCCAAGCATAGTTACTTTAGTCAAGTAAGAAGTATTGAACGCTTGGCTATAAATAGACCTAACCCCAGCTGGCACAACAAGTTCTGCGATGTGAGTGTTTCTAAACGTATAGCTCGGAATGGAAGTGAGATTATTGGGTAGCGTTATCTCAGTAAGAGACGAGCAGTCTTGGAACGCACCATCACGCCACGAACTTAAACCTGTAAATTTAACCAATTCGTTAAATTTAGTGATTGGCTTGCCTTTAAATATAATCCCGATGGAACTAACTGCAGCACATTGTGCCTCAGTGATACCGTCACCGACCTTAACCTTGTCATAGGCACCAGCACCCGAGGCAGCCGTCTCCGTGATGTTGTAACCGCCTGTGCCGTTCTTGTTCTCGACATAGTTGCCGTCAACCAAATCCCAACCGCCTGTGCCTGCCACAGCGGTTGCAACGATGTTGTAACCACCGGTGCCACCAGCGTTAGGCTGATATTCCCAGTGCCAGTCGCCCCAGTTGGTAGCGCAGATATTCATAACTGCTGGGTCCTCGAAGCGTACATAGTAGGTCTCGCAGTTTATTGTCAAGCTATTGCCGAAGAACGCACGAAGTGTGTCAGCAGTGTCTTGATACATCGGAGTGGTCACGTTGATAGTGCCCTGCAGCAATGCGTGAGCATCAGAGTTAGAGATAATCTCGTTCTCGGGGTCATATATCAGTCGACCGTAGCCTGTGCCGGTATCGGGGTCGTAAGCCTGTGCGAGGTTCACGAGCAACTCCATCTCGGCTCCAGTCATCTCGATGGCACCCTCCCACATCAAGGTCACATAGTGCAGGTTGTTGTTCGCAGTGTTCATCACGATACGCAGCATCTCAATAGGATTGATCTGTGCGCAGTTGTTGATATAAAGACCCGTCATTGAGGCTCGTGCAGACGCGTTGAGAGTGATGTTCTCCATCTCAAGCATAGGCAGGGTGTGCATGAACAACGTGATGAGCTGGTCGCTGAACTCTACCTCTTCAACCTTAGAACCTACAGGAAGCATGATGCTCGGTGCGCTTGAGCCACCGAAGTACACACTCCTCAGTCGTGGGCAGCGGCTCAAGGATACAGCATTACGCAGCGTGGTCACGTTACGGCAGTCAACCGTCTCGATGGCGTTTCCAGCGATGTTCAATGTGCCGGCATTGAAGTGCACGCTTGAGGCAGTAGCATCACCGACCTTGACCCTGCGCAGCCTCTTGCCAGCGATGCTCATGGTAGCACCCACCGTTGAGTCACCACCACGAGTGGTCAGCTGCAGGCCACACAAGTCACCGAGGTCGGTGTACCAGTCAACACCCTTGATGTAGAACGTGGTCGTACCATCGGACGTTGCCTGGACGGTGCAAGCCGTGCCAGCTGGAGTTCTTGAGCCTCGCACATTGGTACCACCTCCCGAGTTACCAGTCGGGTACATCTCGATGGCAGGTTTCAACGCAAAGTTGAATGCCGATGCTGGAGTGAACTCAAGACGGCCGTAGCCATCATCGCCAGCACCTGTGAACGCACCGATGCCGTACTTGCTGAACAGAGCGACAAGGTGATGCTCCCCCCACTGCTTCTCGGCATTGAGCTGTGTGCCGTTTGCCTGGCGCAATGGTGGCACGTTATTGTAGACAGCAGTCGGGTCAAGTTCCCACACGTCAACATAACTCCAGTCACCGTCCGAGTTATAGGCGGTGCATGGGAAATACTCGGCAGAGTCATTCCAAAAGTAGTAGTTGAACATGTTGATTACCGACTGATGGATATTCGCACCGGCAATGTTTTTCGCTACTGCGAGTGAAACAAGCTGCTCGACCATAGTGTTGAGCATGTCCTTGACACCGTTGTAGTAACCATCTTGCGATGTGATGATAGCCCAGAACGCAGATGAAGAACCTTGGAAGATGTCCACACCATCTTGAGTCACGTCACCGACCTCTACGGAAGGTGATTTAGTCTGTTGACCGTTGTTATCGGTCATCAAGATGGTGTCCATATCATCTTGGCACCATATCCAGCGACCACCCTGAGCAAGTGTCTGCCACTTCATAGGATAGGTGTTCTTTGCATGGTTATCACTACAAGCAATCAGCTCACAGAACGCCTCATGGTAGCAAGCACCATTGATTGACCAGTAGTTCGGGCCTTCTGCCTTGAACTTCGCCATACGAGCGGCGAGGAGCTGTGCGGTAGTAGGACTTGACACACCACCGAGGTAGTCCTCGAGGTAGTCAAGCATATCGTGTGACGATAGCACCTCATACTGACCTGTGCTTGTGCGATAGTAGATGAGGTTGTAACTGCTGTCGTAGAGTTGCAGAACCTCGTTCTTGCGGTTGCCGAGCACGTCATTCGCTGCTCTCCATGTGGCTGGATCTGCGTTGAGTTGTGCCAATGTCTTGCCGACATCGGTAAGACTGCGAAGGTAAGGCGAGCAGAAGTACACAATCTCGTAGGCTGGTTTCCACTCTTGCTCAAGCAAGGCGAGAATGTTGGCGGCATCCTCTGCCTTGTCGGTCTTGAACCTACAAGCGTCAACGTCCCATGCCTCCTCTCCACCGAACTTCAATGTCTCTTCGGTGTAGTCATACACCGCATCCACCCAGGGGTGCAAGAACCTTGTGCCGAGAGGCGCATGGTTGGGACCTTCCACGCAGAGCAAGTTGGGATAGGTCTCATAGTCATAACCACGAGTGCCAGCATCGTTCTTGTCGGGACCTGACGTGTACAAACCAATAAATTCATACGTTCCGTCCTCGAACTTCTGGAAGCCGAAGAAGGGATATTGGTAGATTGATACTCGCACGTTGCTGTTGGGCAATGAGGACTTGAGTCCACAAGCCTCAAACAACTCATCGTACATGTTACAAGCACCCATCTTGTGACCTTGCATTGATGATGCCACGTTCTTCTTTGCAACAATTCTGCTAACCTTCGGGTGCAGACCTTTACCGGCAATGTAACCCGAACCGCTGTCGGTTGTTCCGTCAGCATAGTGGAATATGGCTGCGCTCTTGAGTTTCCATCTCAAGTTCCAGCGATAGTAGCGCATAGATGTCGTACCTTGACCATCAATGGGTGCGTTCTCGATCCAAGTGTTCCATGTTGGGTGGTCAGCGTATTCAAACCACACAGTAGAGTTGCCACCAGTCGAATGAGTCAGCGAAGGAATATCAGTATCATTCGCCATCTTGATGACCATCGTGTTGAACCCAGCAGCCTTGCAGAGGTCGTAAGAGATTTGACCACCGTCAAGGATGTTGTTGTCATGGCGAACACCACTGCGAGTGTAGTCAAGACCGTCGATGATTGAGTTCAAGAAGTTCTGAAGGACTGCATCAGCCTCAAGAACTTTGTTGTAGACACGCATCGAGTAGAGGCAAACGTCTGCACTCTCTTGACCAATCACTAACGAGCCAGCACCGAAAGAACCTTCACCGCTGTACTCAAATACTGCTTGCTGAATGCCGTTGATGTAGATACGGCACAAGTTACGGCCAGTGCTCTTATAGAGTCGCTGGAACACAACAACCATGTGCAGCACCTTGTCCTCGTTCAGCTGTACGGTCTGTGGAGTAATCTGTCGGTCGGTTGACGAGAGCACTGTGATGCGAGTCGGGAAGACAATTACACCATTGGTGGTGTCTTCGTCATAAGTTGCCTCGCTCATCATGCTGATGATTGGTGTGTCGTAGTCTGCAATGTCGCTCACACGGAACTTCATCTCTACCGATACGTCACCAGTAGCAGAACGAGTGAGAGGCTTGAGGTCGGTAATCGTACACGAGCTGCCAGCCTTGATGACCAGGGCACGGTTAGCGTCGCTGTCCTGATACCAACCATCGGTTGACCATGACATATTCTCCCAAACGGCATCGTAAGTTCCGACTACGGCATCTGGAGCGATGTTGAGGATGTCCTCACGGTCGCCCGAACCATTAGAACGAGTGGCAGCGTTCATGTAGAACACTGCGCCCTCGGTTGCAGCATAACTATTGGAGTTGTCAATAGGCAAGTCAAGTTCTGCCACGTTAGAGTCAACCTCTAACTCAATGTGCATCGAGAAGCCAGTAGTCACCTCGCTGTCGAGCTCAAGCGACGTGGTGTAGGTCTGCTTGGTCTGCGAGGTAACGGTCTCTGTCTCGTCCTCTGCGATGACGAAGGTCTGTGTGCCGTCGTTGGCGGTGATGTTGATAGTGACCTCGGTAGCGTTGTAGGTAGCGTAACGGAACAAACCTTGAGTTGAGTAGTTGACGGCTGTGTCAAGCGCCTCGTTGATACATACCAACGACACTTGGTTGACATCGCCACTCTCCACGCACATTATGTTATATTTGAAGTGGGGAGTCTCTACTCCGTCACCACTAATCCATATCTCCACGGTGTGGATGCCAGTCTCACCGGGGAACTTGTCGGTCATGTTGAACGAATATGGCGTGGTGATGTAGTTAGATCCCGACGCAAACACTTGGGTGTAGGTCTGCTCGTCATCATCATCAACACGCACCCACAGAGTCTTCTGCAAGTTACCCGAAAAGTACAAGCCGTTGATGGCGTAGTCTTGACCTTCAATGAAGGCAACATTCCAATTGAACTTGGAAGTCAGCGTCAACGAGGTCACGTTAGCGGTGAAGGTGGTAGACTTCGATTGGCCCGAGTCAACACCTTGCACAGTAATCTTCACACGGTTGGCACCGATGGCGAGATATGGGCGCACGTTCTGGTATATTGTGCCGCCACTCAAGCAGGTGCCACTCGCACGCTCAACGAACGACCCACCACCGTTATCGACGAGTAGGCTCCAAGTGTAGTCCTCGGGGAAGTCTTCCATCTCTCCACCGAGAGTACCAGCCTTAGTGCTTGGCGACACGTCCACATAGGCTGTCGTCTCATCTTTCAACACATAGAAAGAGGACGGAGTAGTGCTCGCCAATGTGATAGCGTAAACCGTGCCACTCAAAGGCACACTGCCTAACTGCTGGCCACCCTCGCTGTCGTAGAAGACGATCGCACCATTCTCGTAGGTTATCCAGCCCACCTTCTCATCGGTGGTGCTTATAAGGTTGGTGAGTTGCTCCTTGATGAACTCCTCTACTCTTGATTTCTTGTAGCCGTCCCAACTGGTCTGCATGTTGGGAATCTTTTCGTCGATAACTGTTGCCATATTGTTGTTATATTACCATTGTTCGTCATTACGCCACACGTCATTGTCATACCAAGCATCGGCAAGCTTGCTCCATACGAGGCGAACTCCCTTATATACTTGGTAGATTGCACGCTGTCCACGAGCAATCCAAGTGATTTTCGTTGTGCCTTTGTATATCATTACTCTTCGTAGATGTAGTATTTGGTGTCGGGATCAATCGTGCCAGCATCTACCAATTCCTGGTACTCCTCCATAGTGCAGTAAACCTCCTTCATGTTCTCAATGATGAGGTCGAGGGCAGCAGATACGGTATAGGCCGAGGCATACGCAGGGTCATTGGTGTTGTGGTATCCCACATTCAGCGCACCAGTCTCACCGGTGATGCTCGTGATAGAGCCCTCGGCGGTAGTCAATCGGGTGTCGAGGTTTGTCACGTCTGCCGAAAGCCCCGAGAGGTCAGAAACACTGCTCTCCAAAGCGGTCACACGGTTCTCCACAGAGGTGACGCTGGTTGTTGTCGCAAAACCCTTGACGGTGTTGGGGCTCAATGTCACCGAACCGTTGGAGAGAGTCAAGGTGCACTCAACCTGACACGAGTCATAATTGTGGTACCATATGAAGATTGAGCTTTCAAGCGGGTTGTAGGTGGCGTTCAAAATCAAACCACTTGTGCCGTCATAGATGACCTTGTGAGCTTGAACTGCAGCCACGAACTCGTTGAACCTCGCCTCTGTCCTCAGCGAGGAACTCCAAATCCAACTTGCGTTGTAACCGTTCAGCTTGCCAGCGATAGCCGTGTTCACATCGGTCTCAAAGTCCTCGATGATACTCTCGGTCTCGCTCATCACGTTGCTGTAGAGGTAGGAATAGGCTATCCTTCTACCTCCGTGTATCTCGAAGTAGTCATTGTCCGTCAGCTGAGTCGCCTCGGTGAGCTGCATGATCGTGCGCCCATTGGTCTTCAAAGCGGCAATAACAGCCTGTACTATCTCCTGTTTTTCTTCCGGTGTCATATCATATCTCAAGTATTATAACGTTAGTATTCTCGGTGCTGTCAATTCGGTCGAGGGTGTCGTCAACCCTGCGGATGGCGACTTGGTTGGCAGACTCGTAATCCTCATCAATGCGTACCACCTTGCGCAACTTCTGACGGAAGATGAAGGAGTCAAGGCCGTCAATGATAGTCTCAAGGTCGGGGGAGTTGCTTCCACTGCGCACATAACGCTGGGCATTGAAGTAGACGAAGTTGCAAGTGAGCAGACGGTTCAGCATCTCCCCGAACCATACCGGGACACCGATAGAGTTGCCCATCGTGAACGTCTTCTCGGTGTAGAAGGAAGCGTACAGCTCAACAACATCCTGATATTGCGTGGTGAACTGCTCGTTGTCCACACCGAACTCCCAACCGCCGTCCTTGAAACCGCCAGGGACACGGAAATCGAAGAAGTACTGGTAACCGTCTATCACGAAAGCAACATCATCTCTCTGCTTGTTGTCCTTGTTGGCATACTGCAGCAACGTGGTCTTGGCGAGGATGCCCTCATCACTCGTGACACGGAACACCTCGCTCGTCTTGTCGGCAATGGTCAGCTTGTAGAAACCGTCAGACAATCCCGAATAGACGTGGAAGAAGATCTTCGTGTCGTCGTTTATCTCCCACACGTTCCAAGTGATGGTGCCGATGGCGGTATCGGTGCACGCATCGTAGAGCGTGGCCGTGGGAGCAGACTCGTCAGTGTCGGCAACGACCTGTATCATTATCTGGTCGGTCGGCGCGAACACTTGCGTGTATCGACTCGCAAGACCATCAGAAACGTTGCTCTCAGCGAAATATATCGGTGTAAATGGACTTAATTTCATACTATCTCGGTGATTTCTTTAACAATCAAAGTATATTTTGCCCCGTTGAGCTTGCCATAGCGACATTCCACCTCGCTGATGAAGCCTGTGTAACGGTAGCCCTTCCAATCCAGTTGCACCAACGCGTTGGGGTTGCTCGGCATCACCATGTCGTCGGTGTCGAAGACTATCTCTCCTGCAGTGAACAAGTTGTCGCCCTCTTCAACCGTGACATCGGTCAACTGGTTGTCACCATCGCTGGCAGTCATGGAGAATGTCACCTCATCACCGTTGCCCATGGCAGAGAGATAGGCTGCATTGCGCTCCATGCACAACGATGGGTTGAACACGTCATTGTCATCGGGCTCGTAGCGTGGATTGAAACCTTGCTCGGTGGTGTAGTGCACGAAGAACACATCCTCATCGGCTTTGTCGTCGGTGGAGCTGTTGTTGCTCTTGCGCGCAGTGAACTCTATACCATACGAGTCGGCACGATACTTGCTCGTCAACGTATATTTCTTGTCGGTAAGATTAAAACCAGTCTCGTAGTAGTTCATGAAGTTCTTCTCGTACCTGCCGTCAATCTCGCTGTAGTCCTTCTTGGCGAAACCTATCTCAACTGTTGAGTAGATTATGCCGTCAACGGCAGCATAGGAGAACTCGTTGAAACTCTCTATCTCCTTCACTACGGTGTCGGGGAAGACCGTCGAACGGTGCATGAAATGCACGCAGTTCCCTTCAATGGCATAGGTGTAGCCGAAGACACACTCCATCCAGTCGCAGAACTGCTGGAAGGTGGAATATATCTTGGCTGTGCCTATCTGCCTCAAACTCTCACCAGCAATGAGAGCAGTCTCTGCGATTATTCCCTCATCGTCTGCGTCAATGGTGACGGTAGCCGTCGGACAGATGCTCTGCACAAGGCGAGTGGCGAGGACAGCCGGGGAAATGCCAGTGGCACCGAAGGCATTCTCCACAGGATCACTCCAGTCAGCCTTGATATAGAAGTCTTGCTGGTCAATGACAAGAGACATCTTGCCTGTGAGGCAAAGCATGATGTGGGTGCCACGCATGACGAGAGGGTGAGGGCTGCCACCTTCGGGCAACACATAAGTGTAGTCGATTAGACGGTCTTGCTTGTACTGACCAGCAACACCCTTGTCAACCCATGAGGTGCCGTTCCACTCATAGATGTGGTTGTCGCTCCAGTATGCCGACGAGGTCGGGTCGGAATTGCTGCCGATAACGGCGAACATACCGACTCTTGTGCCAGCAGGAAGGTTGGACGCACTCGCCTCCACGATGTCCAACGAACCACCATAGAGCAGGTTGTATGTTTGACCATCTATCGTTATGTGTGATACATCATCACTCCACAACGTGGCGATTTTTGTCCTTATGTTGGTGTCACTCTCGCTCTCGACCAAAGTCCACAACTCCATATTGCTGGAGTGGACCTGTCCGTTCCTCTGCTCACCATACTTGTCCTTGTCAAGCCAACAACGGACTGTGCCCTTAATCTCAAGACTCAGCTTTGCGCCATACTCGTGGGAGAGAATGAAGAACGAGTTCTCGGGCAGTCCGTCATCGCCGTTGCTCTCGTCATACGGCTCAAGGTATGCCTTCGATATGATGGCAGACTTGGCATTGACAAGCTGAAGGCATACACTCTTGTCTGCGTTGGTCCCTGGAACGTTGTCGCTGATAGGGAAACGCCAATAGGCATAACTCTTCAACTCCATGCGAGTGATGTACACTGATGTGTAGTTGGGGAAGAAACTGGTAACAGGATACTCGTACTTCTGCGACTTCTTCGCCTTCAGCAGAGCTGCCAACGTGTTGTCAAGCGCATTGATCGTCAACACACCCTGCTCCATCTCTATTGTCGAGAAGTCCAATGCCTCCTCGTACTGCTTCTGCCAGCCCCATGTGTTGGTGAACGTGTGGACTGCAACCTTCGCCCCAGCCTGGAAGCCGTCATTAAGATACAGCTCCCACAAGGTGTCGGCAATGTCACCGACGAACTCGAACTCCGTAGAGAACGAGCGCATCACTCCCGAATAGTCCGTGCGCTTCAACGAGAACGAGATGTCGTCCCAGTTCTTCAGGCACTCATCGGGAATGTCCACAGTAGTCTGCCCTATGGTCAATGTGTACTTCGTCAACATAGTATGCGAAGTTACACATAAAAAATGCCGCTTTCCCTTTTGCCCAAATTCTTGAACTCAGAGAAAACGGCATGCAAGTATTTAAACGTTTGACATTCAAGTAGAAACAACTTGCTTTTTTCTACCTCTCGTTACTTGACCATTTCGCTGGGACACATCAGCGCATTGCCTGCGATGTAGTCCCATGGGAAGATGGCGTTCTGCGCCTTGGCGATGACGGTGGCGCTGAAGTTCATAGGCAGCACTCCCTTGCCCTCTTCGTTGACAACCATGATGACATTCTCGGTGAGGGGGACAATCTCAATCAACCCCTCGACGAGGCCCTGCAGTTCTTCCAGGGAGAAGTCCCCACCGTTAAGTGGGGTCACTCCCTTGGCAGTGCCGTCGCTCTTGATTAGCAAAGCTGACTGTCTCATGATGCAACGGCGATGAAGTTCTCAACTTTGAAGGAACGGAAGGCGTTCTTCTTGGTGTCCCAGTAGCACATGGTACCGTAGTTCGGCTTCTTGGTGGCGCTCCTCCTTGAGGTGACACCGGCAGGAAGGTTGCAGAGGGTTCCGTAGGCGACTCTCGCAGAGCCGTCAACCTTCTCGTAGAAGAACTTCACGACTCCCTTGCGCATCCCCTTGGCGAGGCGGTAAAGTGTCCATGCTTTGATGACTGCTGCACTCCAAGTGCAATTAGTGTTCTCGAAGATGTGGTGTGCGTAGCTCATGACTCTTACGCGGAAACTTGTAGTGTTCATAAAAAAAGAATTTAAATGTTTGACATATAGTTAATTATTACACTATAAAGTTAGTCATTATTTGACAAAGACGGTTCAGTTTTTGCCGTTTTTTTTTCGTCATCCAACGTAATTTAACCTTATTATTCTCAATGACTTATCTAATTAACGTTGACCAACTTTGCCAGCATTATCCTCGCGTCGTGGATGCGTCGCTTCACAGTCCCCAACGGCAAACCCCTCGCAGTCGCTATCTCGTCCAGGGAATAACCCTTCGCGAACTCAATAAGAGAGTCAACGCATACAGATCGTCGGCGCATACGCTTGACGAGGTTCAGCAGGTCATGGACGATGGCGCACTGGTCAGCTGTCGCGCCTCCCTCGCTCTCCCACTCTCCCAGTCGCTGGGTGTTCACGTTCTCCAGTCTCTGCTCCGTGTTCATCCACAGGTTGCGCATGATGGCCCGACACCATGGCAGCAACGGACGGTTCACGTCGTAGGAGTCGCGTGCCTTCAATGCCCTCTCCACCGTGTCGGCGGCAAGGTCGTGGGCACGTTCTTTATCGTGGGGGTAGTAACTGCGCTCCGCAATGGCGATGAGGGCGAAGTACACCTCCACAATCTCCTTCTCAAAGTTCACGGCTCATGAGAAGCATCTCTCGGGCCGAGCGCTTCATCTCTGCTATAAGTTCATCGATACGGTCATAGCGGTCAAGACGGCTATTCACATTCTTAATCTCCTTTTTCATTGCCCGCACCTCTCTGCGCAAGCGCCTAAATTCGTTGTTTTGTTTCATTTTTGTTGTGTTTTTGAGTGATTTTAAGGTGCTGTTGTGGGTGCAAATTTATGGCTTAATAGTGCCAATATATTGCCCAAAAAGACAAAAAAAAGTGAATTTAGACGGAATTTAGACGTAAAGTTGGCGTTTTTTGGCCGTTTTTTGGACTTTTATAAGTGCTTGAAATAGGCCGATTTAGGGTGTTTTTTCTCTCAAAATACGCTCTGACTTGTCTCATTTTATACACCTTTTTGCCGTTTTCAACGCAGAAAAAGCGTTTATAGATAAAAAGAAAGGGCACGGAAAATCCGCACCCCCACTAACGCAGTATATATGAATAGGATTAGAACATAGCCATTGCTGGCATCTTCGCCATAGCTTTAGCCCTCTCACGAGCCTGACGAACCAAATTGGCATAGATTGCAGTGTTCGTGGTCGCAGGATCTATGGACATTCGCAGCGTGGACATCACATAGGCAATCTCGGCATTCCAGTTCCGACGTATCTTGTCGGTATTGGTCTCGCCCTTCTTGCCCTCATTCTGCTGCTCCTGTTGCTCCTTGAACTTCTCATGGTCATACCTCGCCTCGTTGAGAAGAGCCTCGCAACGTGAACTTATCTTCTCGGGAGTAGTGAGCGACGACGTGTCGATGTCAAGTTCCTTGAGTATCTCCAGCGTCATCTCACTGTGGTCCATCCGGCAAAGCATCACGAGGATGCTGGCACACTTCTCCTTCATGGCGAGCTTGGTGCCGTCCTCGGCATCTATCAAGTCCATCTTCGCCTTGTTGGGCGAGGCGATAGACTTGTATTCGTGCATGAGCCTGGCAGCGAGTTTCACCATCTCCTCATCATTGCCTACCTCATGCTTCTCAAGAAGGACTTTAGAATTGCCACATGACAACTCTATGAAGTCCTTCAGCATTAATTGGTCAAGTCTCTCTATCATACCCTACGAGCAATGTACGCATTGAATTTGCTGCGCTTGAACTGACGGCGCATAGAACCCTCAAGGTGTCGTATGCTCTGGGTGACAGCCTTCGTGTTGTTGACCATGCGACCCTCAAGAGCCTCATAGTCGTTGACGATGATGGGCTGTCCGTTGGAACGGTTGCGAGGCATGGACATGAACAATGAGCTGCCCATCTGGACAAGGTCTACCTTGTCTGCATCAGGCAACACCTGTGCCCCTCTTGGAAGATCTACGAGTGTGGGACTGTCTGGAGTAATCCACGCACGGTTGCCGTACATCACCACCTCGCTCCTTCCACCATCACCCACAACGGCGAGACCACCGGGGTGACCCTTGCCCTTCGTACCTTCAGCATACTTCTGTATCGGCTGTGCCAGGATAGTGGCAATCTGCACGGCACCGAGAGCACCCACAACGGCAGCGAGTGCGATGTTAGGCAATGCTTTGGTGACTGCGAGAGCTGTGGCAATGGCAGCCTGAGCGACACTGTTCGCCTTCTCGACAACTGCCTTCTTGTATTCAAGGGCAGCCTTCCTCTTCTCAAGAGCCTCTTGAGCCTTTGCTGTCCGCTCGGCAGCGTCACGCTTGCGGATTTCGGCCTCCTCGGTAGTGATGGCTCCACGGTCGGCAAGCCAATCAATGTGGTTGACCTCTGCCTCGTAACGTGCCTGTTCCTCGTCTATCAGCTCCTGAACCTTGGAGATTTGGTTGTCATACATGGCATCCATGAACTCGGCAACCTTTCCGATACCATCAGTAATGGTGTCTATCCACTCCTGGGCGAGTTCCTTCTTCCTGTCCTCCTCTTCCTTGATTTTGTCGGCTGCGTCCTTCTCGGCCTGCACCTGCTCATCAAGGGTCTTCTCAAGATTTTCAGTAACCATATTATCGAGGTCGCGTTTCGCCTCGGCGAGTTTCTTGGCTATCTCCTCTCGTTCCTCGTCGCTGAGTTTCTCCATTGCGACTTGTCTCTCAAGAGTGTCAATGGTCTGCTGGGCAATCCTCATGGCAGACTGTTGCTCAATATTCTCCACCTCTTTGGCATGGTCGGCACGGATGCGCTCTATCTCTTCGGTGTTGCCCTTTGCGAGAGCAAGCTCACCTTGATAACGACGGTTGACGGCATTCAAACGAACGGCGGTCTCCTCATTGATCTGCTCAATGGCGTCCTCGTTCTCCTTCTCAAGGGTCTCTACCTTATGCTTGGCCATATCCTCATCAACCTTAGTGACCTCTTCGGCATATGCCTGTTGGATGGCTTTACCACGCTCGATATAGACCTCCTGAGCCTCGAACGCAAGTTTGTTGTACTTGTCTTGGTCAATCTTACCCAACTTGAGTGACTTATTCAAATCCTCCATGTAGGCTTGATATTTCTCCTTGTTCTCCTTGATGTCCTTGTCCTTCATCTCGACAAGTCCCTCCTTCATGAGCTTTGCCCATTCCTCGGAGTACTCCTCAACGATTTTGGTCTTGCGCTTGTTGGCATCAATGAGAACCTCAAGCAACATGTCTTGCAGCTCCTTCTCGTCTTTGGCTTGTTCCTGTTTCTCGGCTTTGGTTGTTGTGCTCCTTCCACTGCCTCTACTTCCTTTTGACGAAGAACCTCTTCTGCTGTTAGAAGACGAACCGCCACCGCCTCCCACTGGAGCTGGAGTGAAACCACTCGCTTTGTAGCTCATGTTGGAAACAGCCTGCTTTGCCCTGGCGTCAATCTCCTTGTCGAACTTGGCCTCAATCTCTCGGGTCTGCTTTACGGCGGCATCCTGAACCATCTTGTAACGCATTTGGTTGATGATCTCGGCACCTTTCTGGTTAAGGACAATGTTGCTACTTCCAAAGTCTGCACCACCATAGTTTGTGCCACCACCAGCCATGGCAGCCTTGAGCTCGGCATCAGTGAAGCCCGAAGCGGCACCTACACCACCCTTGCTTCCTCCTCCAGCCCAACCGACTCCGACTTTCTGTCCTGCTTTCGCATTGGCGAACTTGGCGTTTGCCCATACCTTGTCAATCTCTTGCAGTTTCAACTGTGTGAGACGTATCATCTCGGCATAAGCCGCCATGCCTTCAGCACGTTTCTTGATGGCGGTTGTGATACTGCCTGTTGCAGAAACGAGAACCCTCTCTACACCATTCACGTTGGCGACCTCGCTCTTGGCGATACCAGCGGCATCTGCGACAGCCTCAAGGTCGCTCTTATGCTGGACAATGAACTGACGCTTTGCCTGAAGGTCATTGCCGAGGGCGTTCCACTGGTCACGCAACAGCTGGAGTTTAACCAAAGGCTCTGCTACAGCCTGGGAATAAGTCTGCGACATACTCTCTACACTGTCTGCATGGAGTTTTGCTGCCTCTGCCGCCTCTTTGTCTGCCTCGGTGGCATCATCTGTGGCAGTAGTGTAGGCAACGATAAGACCGATAACAGCAATGATCGCAGTGGCGAGCAGTACATATGGGTTCGCCTTCGCTACTGCGTTGAATGCCTTCATCGCAACAGTCTGCGCCACTGTGGCACCAGTAGCTGAAGCAGTAGCCTTCGCCTCAAGAGCGGTGGCAGCAGCAAGGGCCTTCGACTGCAATATGCCTATGCCCTTCATGATGTTGCTCTGCTTCTGCAATGAGTTCTGGATGACTTGCAATGCCTGTACCGCTTGCATAGCTCGCTGAACTCCAAGCATAGACTTCTGCAAAGACTCTTCACTATATCCGAGGGCAAGGGCAGCATTCTTGGCAAGCCCGAAAGTCGCAACCATCAACTGGCCCGACTGTATCATGGTGTCAAACCAACGAGTGTCGCTTGCGCTTCCCTTGATAGACTCCTTGACATCAGCAATCACGTCTTTATATTTACCGGCTTCCTCCGTGAGTTGAGCGATTTTCTCACGCAATTGGATGCCGATGTCGCTCTGCTGTTCAGAAGACGACATATCGTTATACTGCATAGTCAACTGGGCAATCTCCTCGGTGAGCTCACGCAGAGAACTCTTCATCGACTGCGCTGCGATGGCATAGTTACCTACGTTGCGCTGATGCTCACCCATATCGGCGGCGAGGTCTTTCAAGTGAGCGTCGAGGTTCTGTATCTCGGCCTCCAGCTCTTTGCCTCCAGCACTTGCCTTCTGCGCATCAGTCATCTGCTTGTAAGCCATCTTCAGGCGTTCAAGTTTCTGCGACAGCTGCGCATAAGAACCTTGCACCGCATTAGCCTCCTTGTTCTCGGCAGCGAGTATCTTGGTCAACTCGGCGGCAGCGAACTTGGTCTTATCGTAGGCAGCCATCAAAGTGGCACGCTTTTGGATCGCTTGCTCGGCAGTAATCAAACCTTGTTTCTCTTGTTCGTTGACTTGCTTCTGCGCATCCTTGTTCGCCTTCATCTCGGCAGTATACCTCGCCAACAGCTCATAGTTCTGCTGACGTGTGCCGAGCAACGCATTAGCCAACTGTTGAGCCTGCTGGTCTTGTTGGAATGCCTCACGCTGCGCCTTGTTGAGGTTCTCTTGTGCTTGCAACTGACGAGAGATGGTGTTGGTAGTGTTCGCCACCACCTGCTGTTGCTGCTGCAGCTGCTGTGTCAACTGCTGTGTCGCTTGCTGGGCATCACGCATGACGGTGTTGGTGAGGGTGCGCAACGCTTCCACGTCGCCAGTCACCTCCACCGGTATCTTCAATCCCTGGGCAAGCTCTCGGGCACAGTTCTGGAACTGCGTCAAGGTTCCCTCCATCGCCCTGTCGAGCTGTGCCAGCTGGTCCATCGCCTGTTGGGCGACAAGATCGGTAATCAATGTTTCGTTTGGCATTTTAATACTGCGTTATGATTTCTATTTCTTGTCCGTTGAACTCTGTCCCCTCGCTGACGAAACGGAACTCACCGTCAGGCGAGCGGTATAATACTTGTGCCTTCCCCAAGAGGACGGCTGCTTTCTTGGCAAGTTCTCGCTGGTGCTCCATGTCCCTTCGCCACTGCTCCTGTATACATCTGCAACTCATAGCGAATTGACCCAACTTTTGAGCCATGGCCACAGGAACGACTCATTGAAGTGACCAACAGCGTTCTCACTCAACTTGAATATCTGCGAGCCGTACTTGCGCTCCACCAATGGGCCACTGTCCCATCCCGACGTGAATATCTCCACTCCGTTGCCAGTGGGTCGCCCAGAGATAGAGGCATGGAACGTACCGACGATGAACAAGTTCGGCACACTCGCAGGACGTGCAGGCAACCCCAACCTCGAACTTCCTTCAGGCGGTGTGATGCGCTGCTTCCAGGCGATGTATCGCTCGGGGTGGCGGTAGCAGTTCATCCAATGCCCTCTGTCCTCGTCGTAGAACCCAGCGTGGGGGTCTTGGAAGTATGGGTCACTGTCATAACTCGGCGACAAGGAGTTGCCCTCGCCGTCAATACCCGAGTACAGCTGCTCACGGACAGACACCACCATTTCGTGGGAGTTCTGCCCCATGCAGTCCAGCACCTGTCCCTGGAACCCTTCATTGATGAGCCTAATGCGCTCACGCATCTCTACGATATTCATAGCTTTAAATTAAAAATGGGTGTGCCACACATGGCGACACACCCTGAAAGTACAATAAGAAAACATTTATTTCTTGCCTTTCTTGACGATCCTCGAGTAGACGTCCGCCAGCATCTTCTCTCGGGTCTTCTCGTCGCGGTCTGTCCAGAAGGCGCCGATATGATGTTCGATGAACACCTCCTTCGACATCTTCTTGACTTCCTCGGCGATGAATGTTACTCCCTCGTATCTCATGACGCAACGTATGGCTCAATGCCATAGATGCCGTTGGCCTCAAGAACCGATGCCTTTTTTAAGGCAGGGGCAGTCGAACCAGTGGCCAAGGTCATAGTGAGATAGTTATTGGCGGAGTCGTAAGTAGCGGCGGTAACACCGTCGAGGACGGTAGTTGCCTCCTCAGCGATGAGGGCGCCATATTTGGCAGTAGCGTCGCCTTTGCCGAAGAACTCGACAACCTTGTAGTTGTTGCCGCTGGTACCGACCTTCTCCAAAGTCACAGGCATCAAGCCATAGACTGCGGTGTTGGCACGGAAATCAAGAGGCACAACGTCGAGGTTAATCATGTACTCCTCAACATCCTCGTAAACGACGTTGACAACAAGGCTCTCCTTGTCGCTTGCACCTGGGTGGTCGTTGCCACTTGGGTAAATGGTCACAGGAATACCAGCGAGGGTTTCGGTGCCATCGTTCAAGCCGTAGAGGTTGTTCATCTTGTCGATGAGGTACATGTCGAACACTTCCTCAACGTTCTTCAAAATCTCAGCACGGAGATAGTGACGGAACTTGTCGAGGGTGAGGGCATCGTTGCGGGCGCTCATGCCGTTGTAGTAAGTAGGACCATAGCCTACTTGAGAGGTCTGAGCCTCGCCACCGTTGGGCTCCCAGTTGATGATAGTGGGGAAGCCGTAGGCACGATTGGGCAGGTCGGCATGGCATGCGGAGCGGATAGCCTCGAGGTTCGAGTAGTCCAGCTTTACGCCATGCTTCATGAGAATGAGCGACTTTATCTTATCATAGTCGATCTCACACACAGATTTGCCGGTGAAGAATGAGTTGCCGGCACAAGTTCTAATTCTTGCCATATTATTATCTACAAGTTTGATTGTTAACAATTATTTCGAGGCTGCGGATGTCAATAGCATCTATCGGCTCGCTCACCTCCTCGCCATTAGGAGTGAGAGCTCCATAACGGCCGTAATCAAAGTTCTTGCTCATCGTATGGGGGACATACTCTGCAGCGCCATAACCCCAGTCGAAACGGGAGTCTTCCAACAAAACCTCTATCATCTTCTCGTAGATAGGCAACAAAACACGCTTGAACGAGGTCTCCATACGCTTCTCATTAGACCAGTCCTTCTTTGACGAGCACGCAATGATTAGGTTGAGCTTGGTCTTGTACTGGTAGTCACCACTATCAACAGTCACCACGTTGGGGGTCTGCAACGCAATCAAGGGGAACTTGACAGGCATGGAGGCCGAAGCCTTCGAGCGCACGTCAAGCATGTCCTTGATGTACTGGGCAGAACCAAACAAGTAGTTGATGCCGACACCTGTGACTTCCTCTGTCGTGCCGTCCGCTTTGGTCTTGGTGATGGTCACGGACTCTCCGACAGCATCAACCACACTCTTGAATATGTCCTCAATCTGCTGCATCGTCATAGATTGTACTGGTTAATGGGAGTTATCATGTTGACACGATAGAACACTTCATAGACGCTCTCCTGGGCCCACTCAATGAACTGCTTGTTCAACTTCACCATGTCATTCCACACTTTAACCATTCGTTCGCGTGGCGACTGATACTCGTTGGCAGACTTGAGGGTCACAAGTCCTGTGATGGTCATGGTCTGATTGGCGTCGCCCACAATCTTGAAGTAGATGTAATGGGCGAACGACAGACGCAGCTTGGAACACAACTCCTCGACCTGCTCGTCAACATAGTTCTCGTCAGCCTCTCGGTCGGCGAGATAGTCGGTGATGACTTGGGCCACACCCTCACCCACCATGGCTTCAAGGTACTCGTCCTGATACCGTTCGATGTAGGCGGTTATCGCCTCATCAACGGCAAAGGCATTGTTGTCGAGGTCGTCAGTTGGCTTTGCGTTCATGATCTGCAAAGGACCAACGTAGAAATATGAGCAATCTATGAGGTTCATATCAGTCAATCTTTACTTTTTGGTCTTCTTGGACGCTTTCTTCGGCGACTTGGTGTCGGCAGGCTCAACGTCTTTGCTGTCTTCGACAACCACGTCCTTGCCATCCTCCACCTGAACCGCCTCATCGAAGGGGGTAACGATAAGCTCCCCCTTCGCGATGCGTATTCTGTTCTCACGAAGAACGTTCTCAAGTGCTATACCTTCAATAACGTACTTCATAATCAAGATGCCGCCTTAACGGTAACGTTACAAACATCTTTGTAAGTGGTTCCACCTACTGTGATTGATGCGGTGATGACGGTAGTACCCGCTGCCACACCAGTCACAACGCCCTTGTTGGAGACGGTAGCCTTTGCTTGTGCGCTGGAAGCCCAAGTGACCGTGCTGCCCTCGGGGAGGACAGAGGCCTTGAGCGTCACAGTCTTGCCAACGGTTACCTCAGCCTCCGAAGGCTCGAGGACCACCATCGCTTTCACATCCTTCAGCTCAACGAAACTAATCTCGCCGAGAGCCTTGCGGATGTGGTTCTCTTGGAGGATCTTCGACATCGAAGCTCCCGAGACAGCGTAAATCTTTCCGTTAGCTGCGTCCATGATTAGTCAGCGGTGATAGCGGTTTTAACACTTGCAAGGTCACCGAAAGAGAACGCCCAAGGCATGTAAACTGGGAAGATAATCTCTTCCTGTGCGATAAGCGCAACGTAGTTCTTCAGCTTGGTGTCCACGTCCTCTGCCCACTCGAGAGTGAGAGCGGTGTAGTCGATGAGGTTTGCAGCGTTAGCGAAGTCACCAACGAGGTACTTGCCAACTGGGATGCTGTTCATCTCAAGAACTGGAATGCCGTTGATGTACTTAACACCGTTGTTGTTGACAACGAGGTCGAGGCTGCGGCCAGTGGTGTCCTTCTCTGCCATAATCTGATTTACGGTGATTGGGTTCAGCACGATAGCGGTTGGGCTGTACTGAGCATAGTTCATGACAGCGAAGATGGTGTTGATTACATCAGCACTGTTAGGATAAGCGATGCTCTTGTATGCGCCGCTGTTAACGGTACCGGTGATGTTGGCAGCTACGAGGCTCGAGCTGTAAGCACCACCCTTGATGAGGATCTGACGGTCGTTCATCTTCACTACAGGCCAAGTCTTGTTGAACGCGCTAACACCTGAGTTGGCGATAGTGATGTTCATGCCCTCGATGATGTCGGGCTGTGGGTCTGCGAAAGTGATGATAGTGTCGGCACCGCTGTTGTAAGAAGCAACAGAGTCAACGTCGCCAGCAGAGATGGTAACGATAGCGCTACCGATGATGGTCTCTACTGGAGTGCTGCCAGTCTGGTTGGCGATACCAAGAAGCTGGTCGCCACTGCCGTCACCGAAGAGGATGTTCCAGTCCTCAGCGAGGTAAACGCGGTCGGGAAGGGTAGCCAACAGATAAGAGCGCAGGAAGATGCGGCTCTTGAGCATGCGCTTGCTCACCTTGAGGTGAGTACCAACGCGTACGGTGTTGGCGGTAACCTCCTTCAGAGAGATGCTGCTCTCGGGGAGCTCGCCATTCTCAGTGACGTAGCGGATGTTGCGGTCAACACTTGCTACCTGACCGAAGGTGTAAGTTGGGAATTGGGGGTCGCCCTGGATGATGTTCAGCACGTCACGCATGTGCAACTTAGCAGGGTTGTACTTGCTGAAGTAGCGGTGATCCTGCTGGCTGATGAGGATAGTGCCGGTGTAGTTGGCAGTGTCGAGGCCGTTAGCGGTGATGCTAACGATGTCCTTCAGGCTGAAGCCCTCGAAAGCGCCAGACTTGCGGGTCTTGCCCTCTACGAAGTCCTGGAACTTCTCGCTGTCAAACATCTCGTTCAGCTTCTCATCGAACTTGCTGATAACTTCCATTGCGCCATTGCCACGCTCTTGAGCCTTAGCAATAACCTCCATGCTCTTCTTGAGCATCTCACGGAGCTCCTCATTGTCTTTTACGACCTGAGCGAACTTGTCGGCATCGTAGCCCTGCAACTTTTCGTTGATGGCTGCGAACTGAGCGTCCATGTCTTCCTTAGTGATGAGGCCTTCGTTAGCCTTGTTAACGACATCACACATCGAACCAAGGATGTTGTCCATGAAGCTCTTCTGCTCGGCGTCCTTGATGTTGTCAAGGTTGTAGCCGAAATCGGATTTCTTTACCTTCATAAGATGAAAAAATTTAAATGGTTAGTGATTGTCGAATGCAGCGTTGAGACCTCCAAAGAAAGTGCTCTTTGCGGCTTTCTCCTCCTCTTCCTCCTCTTCCTCGTCACGAGTGTCGTCTGACGGCTCGTCCTCGGTCTTCTCGGTGGTGGGAGCGGACTGCTCAAGCATGATACTCGAATTGTAAACTCTTGAATAGCAATTAGGGCAGAGAGCGTACTCGGCTATGTCTGCCAATGACTTGGTGACCATCTCCTCGTCAATCTTTCCGTCCATCTTGCTCAATACTGGGTCGAGAATGGCAAGCACGGCAGCGCGTATCTCGGGCCTCAGCTTGTTCATCTCTTCACGGACGATGCCGTCACGCAACCACTGGAGATAGCCGTTGGCCGCATCCAGCACCTGCTGCTCGAACGTGTAACGTTCTGCCTCGTCCCATACAAACTCTTGCCCACAATGGGGGCAAGTCACTACGACTGCGCCCTCGAGCGCCTTGTTCAGCATGTCAAGTCTCATTTCGTATTCTTTTAGGCGAGCATCCGAGTAGCGCATCTGAAGCGCACGACGGATGAACTCGATGTTAGCCCGCACGTCGCTCGGACTGTCGCTCTTGATGCCTACAAGGAAGGTCTGAGGGTTGCTGCCCCATGAGGTCAGCGTAGAGTACTCCCACATCTTCCACTCGAGGACCTTGCGCTTGTCGGTGCTGTCGCGCTTGATCGCCTGGACACCGATGGAGTGTTCCAACGTGCGACCAGCAGCAGCATACAGCTTGTAGTCCTCCAGCGTGTCGCGCCCAATCTGCTTGGAGAGGTTCAGCTGGCCAACCATCACGAGGTTGCCATCCTTCTCCTCACCGCTCAGTGGCACACCGAGTAACTGGGTCGTGTCATGGTTGAGGAACCATTTCATGCGACCGATGTTCTCCTTGAGGGTCTTGTTGAACGAGCCCGGCATTGAGATGTCATTCTGGGAGTCAACAACACCGATACCGTTGACAGCTACGGTCACGATACCTTTCTCTTCATCCAAATCATTCGCCTTCGTCTTGTACAGCAGGCGTTGATATATCTCCTTCATCTTCTTGTTGGGGTTGTTTAGGGTTAGAAAAATTCTTAATTCTCTCTATCTCGTCGGGGGTCATGGCCGTCACGAGCTTGTCGTAAAGGTCATCATCCACCCGTTCATATCCTTGCTGAGACCGCCAGTCATTCATGGTTATCAAGCCACACTCGAACTCCGTCTTGCAACGGTCGGTCACGAGCTTGTGAACCTCCTGCTCATCTCGCCTACCCTCCTGCAGACAATCCACATCAGAGAAGTCGGCGTCGAGGTACAGTCCTTCCACTTCAAGACCCAAGAAGTGGGTGAACTCGTTGCAGAAGCGCTTCACCATAGGAATGATGACAGACGAGTACACAGCCTTCTCGGCAGTAGACATGTTCTGGTATGTTGACTGGTCCTTACGCGGTATCAGCACTGGGGGAATGCCGTACACACCAGCTATCGTCACAGCGTCCGCCAACGTCTCATCGAACGGCTGGAGGTCACTAATCGAAAGGTTGGTGCGTATGAACGAGAGAGGCGCGTCGCTGATGCCGTAAGGGTACTTGCCATTGTCAAGACCATACATCTCGTTAGTCTGGTCGAGGATGGCTTTCTTCTCATCCTTTGTCAGCGCACGGCTGCCCATCTCGTCATGGGCATTGCTCACAAGCCAGCCAAGACCACCACGCTTGACGTATATGACGTTTCGGGCTTCATACACGGCGATGAGGTTGCTGATGGCCTTCATGCAAGACAGGAGTCTGCTCTTGGCCTTCAGAGGATCGCCAGCGAAGAAACCTAACGTATCGTCAGTGTCATGGAAGACGCAGCGGGGGTCTATAGGCTTGTGCCAAGTGAAATTCCCATAGTCGTGATAGTAGCACTTGATTACATCCTCAACGTCCGACATTCCGTAGATGTCGCCCATGGGCCGCTGGTACTCTATCTCGACATAGGGTGACTCAAGGCACACGAACTTGTCGCACCACTTGTACAGGATGTCCGCACCAGCGAATGCGTCACTCATCGCAGCCTTGATATATGAGTTGCCGGTGACGAGCTTGTATGCGAAGTGCTTCCACAACGTCTCATACCAGGTCTCGAAGGCATTGGGCCTAACGAGCATCTGATTGATCTCCTTGTTGCGCCACACTACGCTGTCGTCCTTGAAGCGACGCAGCACATACTTCGCACCTGCGGCACGGCTGGCGATGAAGTTCACCGGCCAATATACCTCGGGCACGGAGTTGAACAGCTGCACGAAGTTGGCATTAGCCACGAAAGGCTGTGCCACCTCACGCATTATCTGGTAAACACGCTCTGTGCTTACGGTGCTGGTGATGGGCGCCGACTCAGGAACTGCAGTCGCGCTCTTGGTTCTGAATATCTTCTGGAGTATTCCCATGTGCTTGCCGTCGTTTATAAACAACTCGTTAGCAAAAGTACACACAAAAGAAAACGGTTTCCCAAAACTCTGAAATCTTGAGAAACCATTTCGGCAGATTATTGCGCTATTTTGTGCCTAATTGGCTGATTTAGAAAGCAAAACAACGATTTTAATAATTTTATTCTCGTAGTCACTTAACCAGTCTGAGGTTTTGCGTTGTGGCTGGGAATACATAGGGATAAGCGTGCTTGCGGACGTATTTGGCATGGATGTTCGGTGTGCAGATGGCAAGTCCCAGACGAGTGTCATAGTAGAGGAATGTCCTTTTAACCCAACGGCTACTCCTCCATCCTTCCTGTGACCTTGTCACCACCTCGTCACCGTGGTGAATGTAGTGACTTCCACGCTTAATCACGAAGTCCTTGAATTGCAGCCAGAACTTGTCCTCACTGTAGAGCTCGGTCACGTCGGTGTTATTATTATTATCATCATCATAGTGCCAAATGTGATAGACAGCAATGTCTTCAAGTTCGCCGACCTCAAGGTGGTAGGCATACTCGGTCCCGAAAGCGTGGTCAAAGGAGTCATCCTCAATGTGGACATCGAAGGTGGCCTCAAGGTCAACCGTGAAGTTGTCAATCTCAATCTCCATTGCACAGGTCTTCTCGTCCTCGTCCTCGGGATTGAAACCGTAATCCATAATGCACTCGTAAAGTCTCTCGTAGAAATCGCTTGGCAGCTTAACTGAATTTTTCATAACTTCTTGAATTTAAATTGTTTGACATTTATTTCTTTACACTGTAAAGTTAATACATTTTTGGCAAAGTCGGTTCATTTTTTCGCCGTTTTTTATCGCCTTAACTTTTGCTAACTCATTGATAATCATCCGTGCTTACACATTCCTCACGATGTATCTCGCCAACCCCGACAGCACAGCCGAGGCACCGGCACTCTCATCGGTGGTCTGCTCGTTGTAGTCCAGGACATCGGCAATGAACTGGGCATACTCGTCGCCACCCTCGGGGTTGATGTGGATATGACTGCGCACCCAGTCGCTCATCGCAGCGATCCTCGTGCGCTGGTCGGTGCCCATCTTCACCACGTTGACGTCAATGTCCTTACGCAGCTCACGCACCATCGGGAAGTAAGCCTGCTGACACTCGGCAATGCAGATGTCTGCCGGATGCAGATGGACAATCTCCTTAATCTCCTCCTCGCCCTTGACCTCTTTCGTCAACGCATCGACGAGGTGCCAGTTGTCACCGATGCGCCCCACCTCTGCGAGGACGAGGCGACCGCCGAAGTTAGGCAGGAAGTAGACAATTGTCTGCTCGTACTGGTATGTAGTGGCTGGGTTGTAGTACTTCATGTCGCTCTCGTTGTATGTAGAACGTTTCCTTCCCATGCTGAAGTCCGTGTACTGCTGGCGCAGCAAGTCGAACACTCCGTAACGTAGCGTGTCACTGCAATGGCCGTGCGCCTCATACTTCTGCTTCGTGACTGGGTTGGTCACCTTCGTCTTCGCTATCGCTCCGTTCTCATCCTTCTGCACGGCTTGGTAGTCATCAATGGATGTCTTGCACTTGCTGTCGATGCAGATGGCGACCTTCGGCACTCTGCCATCCCACACGGCATTTATGAACTCGCCAGTAGTGGAGACACTCGGGTTCTTCTTACCGATGCAGTCCTCGACGGTGAAGCCTTCCTTCTCAAGCTCGTCAATGACGAGGTCGAAGAACGAACGGTTCTTCTCGTCGATGGTGTTCTTCGCCTTGCCCGAGGCATCGCCATGCAGATACACCTTGTCGGTGTAGTTGTACTTGCGCAGCTTGTCGGCTATCACACCAGCTGCTTTCCTGGCACTGTTGTTCGGTGACTCTATCGGCAGCTCATCGAACTGCGTAACTTGCTGAACATCGTCGGGCTTATACTCTTTTTGGAAGAACGTTGCTGTGACGTAAGGCAGAACGTTGGAGTCCATGCTGACATGGATAGGCAACTCGGGGTTGTAAGGGAATGATCCGCACACCGTACCGGGGTTGAAGGCAGGGAAGAACTCTGCACCGGTGCGTATGTGTCCCCACTCGCCGAGGGCATAGACCCGATAATAGTCGGGGTCATGTATCCTGTCATGCTCAAAGTTCGCAATGGCTTGGTGGTCGTAGTAACCATAGCGCCCATCAGGCGAGCCAACCACCCAAAAGTTGTTAAGGTAGGTTGACTGAATGACCACTGTGTCGGGTGCGTGTTCCTCGAACTCCCCAGTCTTGGGGTTGAGTATCTGCTTTGCGCTGTTCATTTTCACCGACTTCACCTTGCTCAACGAGGCATCTATCGGCTGGCCTCCCATAAGAACCACTTGAGGGACGTCGTGCCATTGCTCCCTGTCGAACCAATGACGTTTAATCCAATGCTCCTCGCTGATAGGGTTGAAGGCTGCTATTATCTGCTGCCCTTCCATACCACGAAGACGCAGACGTATCTGCTTGAAGTCGCTCTCGTCATACTCACTGAGCTCATCAAGGAACACTCGCTTGTAGTTTGATATACCCTTAATCTTCTCGGGATCATCCAAACCGCTGAAGTCAATCTTCGCTCCGTTGTTGAACACGATGCTGTTCTGCTTGAAGCGACACTCTTGCGCCATTCCCTTTATTCCGTTGATGGCAGCACGGAAGTCTGCATAGATGGTCTTCTCTATCGAGGCGCCCACCTTGCGCATGATGAGAGTGTTTGTCCTTTCCTCGTGTGTCCTTATCGACAACACCTGTGCTGCGCTGAAGGACTTACCGCTGGACGAGCCACCATAAAGCACGATGAAGCGCACGCTTGGGTCTTGCGTGTACTGCATCAGGTAATAGCCGTTTGGCGACAACAGTCCAGGTCTTACGTTAGCCATTCTGCTCGTCGTTGGGTTCGTAGAGAGTGTCGCCCTTCGGTGTTGTCGGCATGTTGCCAGTTATGTTGAGGTTCTTGGTCTCGGTGTAGATGCCTGCCAGCTCCAACAAGAACTTGCCGGCTGTAACATCTCCTTGCTGGGCTTTCCTTCCCATTCCCATGAAGATCGCCATCATGTTGTTGGCGTCCTCTGTAGGAAGGTTAAACTCCTCGTACACCTTCACGAGTCCTGGGAGCATGTTAGCATCGAGGAACATGAGAGCATACTCGACCATCTTGTCCTTCATCTTCTCTTGCCACTCCTTGATGCGTTGAGCTTTCTCCTTCGCAGCATCTACTCCTTTCTGCTGGAACGTCCGTTGGTCTTCCATTGAAAGCCTACCGACTCGCCCTATATTCGCCTTGAATTCGGGTGACATCTTGTCTTCAGATAATCTTTCTCCTTTCTTCGGCATAATCATCAAATTAAAAAAACCGCCCCGCCGAAACGAGGCGGTCAAACGTCAAACAATCTACTCATCGAACAGGGATGCCACTCCCTGACGGATGGTTTTATAGTGCAAAGGTAGCGAGAAAATGTTCTCATCCACCGATTGCTCGAAATTGTCGTGCGGTCTCACTCGGTTGGAGTAGTGCAGGTCGAGGCGCTCATACTTGGCCACCTCGTCGCAGAACTCACGCACCGTGTTCCGCTCGGGGTTGCGGATGTTCACCAGCTGCCGCTCCTCGCCTATCGACTTCACGAAGCCGTCAAGCACGTCGCTTATGAAGGTGAAATGCCGCACGTTCTTTCCGCCGTTGAAAATCGTGCATGGCCCATTGAGGATATTATACAGCAGAGTCCCCCTTCTCGGGTCAGGACCATACACGTTGTGCAGTCGCACTCCAACGGACTTCGGGCAGTAGGCCATGGCGAACTGCTCGTTGAAATGTTTCGTCATGCCGTACATGGACGTGGTGTTGCAAGGGTTCGCCGTGCTGCTGGAGGCATAGACCAGCCTCACGTCGTGCCGATGGCATGCAAGAGCCACCTTCATGAAGGCCCTCACGTTCTCTCGCTCTATCACGTCGAGTCGGTTGTTGAAGACACTCGTCTCGGCTGCGAGGTGGAAGACCACGTCAATGTCGTCGGTCATGTAACGCTCTATGTCGGCTGCGTCATCTCCGTTCTCCCTGTCGATGCGCACGACTTGGGAGAAAGTCTCGAGTCTACGGCAGAGCTGCTTTCCGATGAAACCTTCACTGCCGGTAACAATTACTTTCAATACATCTGGGTGCTGCTGGCTCAAAGTTCTTTACTTGACCAGATCGTCAAAGAGTCCCGGCATGCGTGGCTGCAATGCCTCGTGTTCCTCCTTGAAGAACTGTTCCCGTGTCTTTCCCATCTTACGACCCTTTCGGGTGTGGATGTCAAACGTGTACTCAGGAACCTGCAGCGGTTCCCTTCTCGCATCGTCGAGGGCATCAAGCACCCTTCGGTCGGTGAGGCCCAGCTTGTCCACCGCAAGGTTGTTGAGGTGGTCGGCATCTCGTGACTTGTAGCACTCGCAGAGCAGTATTATCGCCTTGCCTAAGTAGATGCGGCCTTTCGGCTCCTTGCTTCCCTTGTTCACCAGCTCATAGCCGTTGTGCAGTGCGTCAATCTCGTGGGTGATGAGTCCCCAGCAGTCCTCGGCGCTTATGGTGTAGAGTCGTTTCCACACATAATTGCCGTATCCCGACTGCCAGAGCTCCACCCCGAAGAAGGCGGCTACAACGACATCATTGCGTCGGATGCTCTTCTGCAATGCGCTGGCGCACTCGTAGAAGTCATAGCCGTTCTTTGTTCTCAGTGTGAAATGTCCCATATTTTTATGTAAAGTTAATCATTTTTAGCGAGAAAAAGGCTGTTTTTCAACGCATTAACGTTATTTTAACCATTAATATGGGAATGCCGCACTGATGTTGTACTGCACCATCGACTTCGTTTTGTCTCGGCCGTTGTTGCCTTGACCCTTCAGTCTGATGGCGTCACCGAAGTATTTCCGCATGAGAAGGATAGAGCGCTGCTCTTCCTCCTGGTTGCGGATTGCCGACAAGCCTCCAGCGTTCACGAAGGTGGATTTCTGCTCGAAGTTATACCTGAGGTCGGTCAGCACCTTCCTCTCGGTGTACTTGATGTAGCAGCTAATCCAAAAGTCCTCTTTGAGTTTGAGCTCGTCATTCCACCAAGTGTTCTTGTTGTAGCGCACTCCGTAGGAGCATCCCGTTATCATCTTGTCGAGGGCGAGGTATTCCGTCTCGTCGTACATCACTGGGGAGATGCGAGAGGTGAACCCGAACAGGTGCACGTCAAGCATGCACGCCATCTCGTAGAGGTCGGTGATGATGGACGTGATTTTCTTCCTGTCCTTGATGCGTGCTGCCTCTCCCTTCTCGACATAGAGCTTCTTGCAGGCGTGCACATCGTCATCCAGCATGAACAGGTCACGGAAGTGCTTCGCCATCCAGTTGCGTTTGGGAATGAGTCCCACGATGTCGTCGGGGTGCGTCACTATCTCACAGTCGGGGTTGAACTCCTTGTAGAGGTCAGCCTGCGACTTCGCCACGCAGATAATGGGGGCTTCCACCAGGTACTTGGCGAACACTCTGTCATGCCTCTTGTGGCTCGGGATTACTATACGCAGTGATCGCATCGCGGAAATCTTTAATGGAAATCACATTACTCTTGCTCACCTTGCCCGTCTTGTACGAGCGCATGTGCTGCATGTCGAGTATCTCCCTCAGCCAGTTGGAGTCAACTTCGTTAGAGCTCTGAATGATGAACAACTCGTGCTTCTCGTCGTACTTCGGTATCAGCGGATACACTGCGGAGTCGTTGTCCATCGCGTCAAAGCGCTCACGGAACTTGTCCTTGACCTTCGGCGGCTCGAACTCCATGCCCCAGTCGGCGAGTTCGCTCTGGAACTCTGCCCACTCGTTGGCGATGATGTCCTTGTCGTCCTCGCCGTAGTTGATGTTGTCCTTGGCGGCATACTCACGGAGTTTCTTCGGGGGAGTGTCGCCTGGCAGCACCTTGCACGGCACGGTCTTGTATCCAAGTTCCTTACATGCGCGAAGTCTGAGGTTTCCGCACACGGCGACATACTTGCCCTCCATGTACTCCACCACGATCACTTCGCGGAGTTCCAGCATCTCGGGACATTCCTCTATGGAGCGTCGGGTCGCGTCATAGCGTTCCTTCTTCACCAGTCGGGGGTTGCGTGGTAGTCCCGGGACTTGTCCCTTGTTCGATGTGATAAGGGACACATCAATCTCTTTTCTTACCATTGCTTTTTGAGTTCAACAAATTAATAAAACAACAAAACTTCTCTCAAGCAACTCATCCACCATGCCGCATCCGCCACGAGAGCCTGTCCTTGACCAGCTGCTCGATGTTCTTGCACCCTTGCTGTTCAAGGGCGAGTGCGGTGTCGATGATGATGTCGGCGGCTCGTTCCTCCCTCTCGCTGAACTCATGCTCCCAGTTGGTGCATGGGTCACCGTTGTGCTCCTTCTCCACGAAGCCTTTCGTGAGGTGGAGTGGAGGCCTTCGCCAGTCACAAGCGTCAAATCTCCTCCATCGTGTGCTTATACGGATGCTCATAGCCCGTGGAGAGGTGTGCCGGTTGATTTCCTGCCGACGCATCAGGTCTTGATGCAGCGATTTGATCAACTTGTTCAATGTAATCATTTAATCGGTTTTTTAAGAGTTGCGGTTAGGGGTTGTGCCAACTAAGGCGGTCTTATGATAGTCATAGTGGTGGTCATTTCTGCACTTCGACGAGGGCCTCGATGATTTTGTCCATGTCGGGCTGCGTAATCACAACCTTATGGCGTGTCCCTCTCTTGTGCTCGGTGAGTACATAGAAGTCGGGCTGTCCCTGAGTCCCTGGCTTGCGGTCTACGGAGTACTGGCGTATGCCGGCTTTCACCCAGACCGTCTTCTTGATTTCGAGTCTTGTGTCCTGTTGTTCCATGTGCTGTCGGAATTTTAGTCATGCCTTCAATTTCAAGTCCATCTTCTCTAACATCTGCTCCAGCTCGTCAACGTTGCGCTCACCGAGGAACTTTATCTTCAGCAGTTCCTTCCGTGAGAGTGCCGTGAGGTCTCGCAGAGTCTCTATACCCCGTCCCTTGAGTATGCGTAGAGTGTGCGCCTCCATGCCGAGGTCTGCGAGTGGTGCCTTCAGCAGCTGCTCCATGTGGAGTTCGTTGCCGTTGAGCAGGTCTTCTATCGTCAGTTCCATTTTGACACTTGCATCAGTTTGATGGCATCGGTCATTTTCTGCTGGTACGAGGGGTTCTGCTGAAGGAAGAAGCAGACGGATGCGAGTATCAGGTTTCTCACCTGCTCGTTGACTTGCATCATTGCTGCGATGCAGGTGGAGAGGTCTTCCTCTCTCTGCTGGTCGCCCTCCTCTTTGGAGTTCATCATCATCATTCCGTCGCCCTCGGCTGTCCTGCCGATGCAGACGATAGTCGGCACCACGGTAGTGATGTCCTTGAAAGTCTTGTTTAAATCTTCAAGTTCCATATCTCAATTTTATTTTCGTCTTGGGCGCGAGTCCCCATTTCATACGGATCTTGTCGCGCTTTATCGACTCGTTACGTTTCTCGGTTATCTTTCTCCACATTTCCGCCTTCTCCTCGTCGGAGAGCTTGTTGAAGTTCTCCCTCATCTGCTTGTCGCGAGTGATGAGGTATAGGTTCTCAAGCACGCAGTTGGTGGTGTCGCCGTCCTTGAACTGGACATTGTAGCCTTTGGGGATAGAGCCGTAGGCTTGTTCCCACAGCCATCTATGCTTGGGCATCATCCTGCGTCCGTCATCGGGTTTTATCCACCAGTATCTGCGTCCTTGCTTGTCCGCAGTCCTCAGCATCTCGTAACCAGGGGGACGTGTGTTGTGTGGTGTTCCGTCGAACTGGTTCTTCGCTGCGTTGCGCATACCTTCCTCGCTCATGAAGTGCGCCCATTTCTTGCCCTTGTTGAATGGCGTGTGGCCTTTCTTGAACTGGTTCTTCTCTTTCTGTGTCTTGGCGAACTCGGGAGTCTTGGAGATGCGGAGTTTCATGGCCTTCATCTGGCATGCCCTTCTGGACCTGTGCAGGAACTGCGAGCAGTACTCATTGGAATGGTCGGGGTAGATCTTCCGTAGGAGGTCAATCTCCTGTTGCGTCCATCTGGGCATATTTCTTGTGCAGTTTAGCGATTATACCGAGTTCTCTGCCATACATCTTCGGCATCGATGACCAGTCATCGACCTTCTTGATGGCGACTATCACTGTTGAGTGGTCTCTGTTCAGTGCCTCGCCAGCCTCTGTCGTGCTCATGTGGAGGGTGTAGCACAGCAGCCAGCAGGCAATTGACCTCGCGTCGGGCAGAGGTCTTACCCTTTTCGTGGAGAGCAGAGCCTCGACGGTCACACCGTAGCTCTCTGCCACGTCATTGATTATGCTTGTTGCGTCTGTCATATCTCGTTTCTTCTTATCACCGCTGTCGCGATGTAGTTGTGATACTTGAGGTTGATTGTCACTTTCGCCCATTCGGGACGGTGGCTGTGGAGCCATTCCCTGCAGTCGGTGAGCATCTTGCGTTGGCTCACGCACTCGTTCCATTGCAGAGGGGGGTATATAGTCGCGAAGGCTCCGTCGCTGTCAGTTATCATGAAGTAGGGTCTTACCATAGGGCTAATATGTCATGCAGGTAGCTTTCTCGTTCTCAAATTCGAGAATGACCTCTGTGTCATCTCTCCAGTCCATACCGTCCTCAACAACCCTCACTTGGTCTGAAATTCCCACCAAGCGGTAGAGGTCATTGAGGTATCCGTCTTCAACGTCTTCCCAGTCTTTGACCATGAAGATTTCAGCGTCCTTCGGGAGTCTCTTCAGTTCTGTTATTGCTTCTGCTACTGTCATTGTGGTTCTGGTTAAAAAAGGCTGGATGACGAGACAATTAACTTCATTTTACTAACTACGGATTAATACTAAAAAATTTAGACATCCAGCCTTTCGGTTATTCAAATCATAAAATCTTGGCACGTCACTGCGAAATTAGTCTCGAAGTTCTCTATGCCATGGAAACAAGGGTACCGCTTACACATCGAGCAGTCTACACCCTCTCGGTGGATCGGGTTGTGCTGCTGGTGGTCGCTGTGGCTTTTACGTCGTCGGTAGTCTCGGCTACTGACACGCTTTACAATGATATAGTCCTCGTCATTATAGCCCGTCTTCATAAGCGTGTATTGAGTCCTCGACGGTGACGATGTCCCTGTATGGGTTAAAAAGTTCCTGTTGAGCTCTCAGCCTTTCTTCCTCTCGGTCATTCATATAGACTGCGAGGGTTATGATGAAGGCGAGGAAGGTCACCGACACAAGCACAAGCATGAACAAATCGGTGTCAAATTTCTTCTTCATTCCTCACCTCCTTCAGTTGCTTGATTAGTTCATCAGCAATATGGATAGCATAGCCAACATCATTACTCATTGACTCACCATATAGTCCTCCAGACGAGGCAAACCCAGCAAGAATGTCTTTGGCAATCTCATAGCGGCGTTGCTCCCACTTATTGCTTTCATTGACATGTTCAATAAGTTCTTTGCGTGTCATTCCTCGCCTCCTTGTATTGGTTTTTGTGGTCCGAAAGCAAAGTTTTTGAGAGCCTTGATAAAATCTTCTTTACTTTCGTACCAGTTACTGTCAATGCGATACACTCGCTTGGACTTGCCAAACTTAAAACCTTTCTTCTTGGTGATGTTGCAAAATCCAAGCCGTCCGCTATCATCGGCATATACCGATTGATGCTCGTTCTCCATGCTCAAATGCGACACAAAATGGAAAGGTATCTTTTTAACTTCGTCGTAGGTCATTCCTCGCCTCCTTCCATTAATTCAGGATTGTCGTGGATATTGCCGATGACTTCAATGTATGATTCATCTGCTCTGTCGTCACTAAAGTTAAGCAAACCACTACAACTACCGCAATCAAGTTTGTGTTTAAATCGGAAGGCACAATCATCATCATCATAAAAGATTTCACACCTATCCGCAAAATCTCGTACAGGGCAACCTTCTATATGGACATTTTTGCGTGTCCATAACAGTATATCTCCCTCATAGATTTCCTCGCCGTTCTTATCGTACAAGCCAGTGAACTGACCGATGGTATTATGATTTACTGGCGTATATAGCATATTATAACCATTGCAATCCTTGATATAATTCTCAGACGCATCTTTTTCTGTCATAATACAATGCCACTCCTTGAACTCGTTTCTAAGCCTGGCGTAATAACCATAAACCCACTCGCCGTTATCACATCGCTTGCCTCTGAATTTAATCGTCCTCATCCTTCACCTCCTTTCATTGTTGCTTGAGGCAACGGCAACCAGTGGGTGATATCACCTAACCATTTCTCACAAGGTTGCCACTCATCGAATGTATATTCATAAAAACCTGTGTCGGTGTACTCACCATCTGTTATAAAAACAAGTTCTTTATTTGGCGGCAGTTCATCCTTCACCGAAATCCAATGCGGAGCAAGCATCTCATAAGCGAAGTTCAGCGCAACCACGTCATCGGTGGTGCATTTTCCACGAAATTCGCAGAACTGGTCAACAAGTTCCTTCTGTGTCATCACTGCCTCCCTTCTTTATCTGTCCAATCGCAAGCCCGGCAAAAATGCCGACAACGTAACATATGACTGCGATTATGATTGTGTCTGTTATGCCCATATCACTCTCCTTTCATGTGGCTGACAATCTCCTCCAGTTTGTCCGCATCCTCGGGGTTGAAAATGAACTCGTCAAAGTCTCCGTAACGGCTGCTATGGCCGAAGATGTATTTAACAGCGTGCCACAGCCTTTTCCAAAATGGCAACTTGCAGAGGTGGACGCTCATGTACACCACATCCTCATCGGTAAAGTAACGGAACACCAGCTGATGCTCCACGTTTTCACACTCGCAGATTAAAATCTCGTTTGTCATTTTCTCTGTCATATTCTCAATGTTTAATGGTTAGTCAAATGAAAAGGCGGCCGAACTATTAACCGTTTTTTACTAATACTTGTTTATTACTATTTTTGTGACCGCCTTTCTCATCAGACTGGACAAGGTGGGTACCACTCCTCGAGTTCCCTCTCGTGATACCACAGCTCGCCAATCTTGTAAATGGGTAGCTTGTTGATGTTGATGCCTAAACACTCAATGGTCGCTTCACGGCCGCCGAGCATGACAACATCACCAACTTTGTACTTGTGATTCATTTCCTCAAGTTCTTGAAGAATTTCACAAGCAGGTAGACAAGCACTCCCGCCCAGGTGATGAATGATCCGAGCACCATCACAAGAAGCAGGGCGAGTGTCTTGAAGTTCATTCTGCCCTCATCCTTCAAATCAGAGTAGATGGACGAGAACAGCAGCAGGTTGATAACCATACCTGCGACATAGAGTCCGATAAAGAGTACCATAGTCAATCAGTTTATAAAGTGAACAATCAGTCCAATCACACCGGCAATGGCAAAACCGACGAGAACAAGAACCAGGCAACATGCCACGGCACGTTGCTCGCCCATGGGGTTGACAGTATCAGGTCTCCCGTCAAATGTGTAGTCAGTCCTCTCTTCCATACCTGTTGACTTCGTTACGCATAACATCAATGGTGACGTCAGCCTGAGCCTTCGCCTTGATGGCAATCTGCTTCGGTGATGCCTTCAGTTTTCCGAGGACGACCGAGCGTCGGTCTTGGAGGACAAGCAGTCGCACCAGCTCCCAACGGCGGCGCTCCCACATCCTCTCCTCTAATGTCTCGTTATCTATCACAGGACGAGGTGTGCCAATCAACGGCTCGTCCTTAACTCTTCTCTTTTTGAAAATTCCCATAATATTCAGTCTTTTGATTTTCTTTTGTTGTCATCTTTCAAGTACCAGGGAAGGTCTTGGCTGTCCCTGAATTTTTTAAGCGCAGCCTTCTGCTCTTTTTTTTTCTGCTCTTGCTCCTCGGGGGTGAGTCTCTTCTTGGTGAGGTATGTGCGTTTCCTCTCAAGACCCATCCTCATGGTAAGCAGATTTATCGAGTTGGCGGTGCATCCGTAGTCTTTGGCGATAGCGGAAGGCCCCTCGCCGTTCTTGTAACGCTTGGCGATTTCCTCCTTCTGCTCGTCGGTCCACGTCCTGCGTTGCTTGGTTGTAGTCCTGAGTGTGAGAACCTGTGGCTTGGGTTTAGGTTCAGCCTTCGGTTTAACGACTGGCTTCACCTCGACGCGGAAAACGTCAAGCAATGCGCTGAACTCATCAATGTCCTTGAACTCCCAGTTGGCGGTCTCGATGGAGAACACACCGTCATAGAACTGGACACGCAACTTGTCGTTGCCTCTGGAGTAGAATATCTCTTCCACGGTTATATCGTTTGGTAGTGCTGTTGTCTTCATCTCAGTTGTAGTTGATTTGTCTCTGCTTTGATAATGCCCTTATTACTTCCTGTATTGCAGCAACCCGCCCATGTAATGAATTGATGTAATCCTCTATCTCTTGAGCGTTAGAAGCCACGTAATAACCTTTGGATGTGGAAACCAGTCCGGCAATCATGTCATTGGCACGGATGTGGTTGATGATTTTTCTCAGTCTCGGGCCGTCGAGCTTGTAACCCTGAGCCCGCATCTTCTTGATGATCGTCGAGCCGGCAATACTGTTGTTCTTGCCTAACTTGGTACTCAACCCCCAACGGACGAGAGGGAGTAGTGTTTCCCTCTCGTAGTCGGTCAAAGGTTGGGTTTGTTCTTCAAAACCCTGTATCATTAGAATGCGAGTTTTTTGCCATCGGTGTCATAGCCGAGGGCGAGCAGTTTCTCTTTGATTTTCTCTTGCTTCTTGGCGAGCTTGGCGGCATATTCACCTTCAACCTCGTCAACCTTGTCTTTCGCCCACTCCTGTAGGAGTAGTGACTGGCATTGCTGGAGGTCGGCGCTCCAAGTCACATCAGAGCCACCAAGCACCTCTCTCATGTAGTCACGGCGAATGCGGTTGCAGAGTTCCTTGTTCTCAATTACAAAATCGAGAAGTGATTTCTTTTGGTCATATCCGACAACTCCACATTGTTCACGGAACTTGTGAGAGCAGCAACGCAACAGTAAAGCGAAGAATATGTAACCCTCATTCGGGGAGAGATTACCTTTAGACAACTCATCTGGATCCATTCTGTTGAGAAGCTCACGCAACTTGTTCGCCTTGTTCTCGGCACTCTTGCGGATGTTGTCTCGGTAGGTATTCACCAGTTGCATGGCATCCACTTGCTCCTTGTTCTCGCCCTCACTCTCTTTCTTCCACTCGAAGTAGCGAGTAGTTATCTCGGTGCCTCTCCAACCAGCATCTACGAGTAGGCAGCGATACACCTCGTTGTTGGCGAGTTTCTCTTGCAGCCGTTCATCGTCCTCACGGTAGTTGGAGTAACGCTCAAAGATTTCCTCTTTCTTGACTATCTTGTAGCCCTGTGCCTTGATTGCGTCAAGAGTGGGCTGGTAGTCTTTGGCTCTCTCTATTGACCAGGGTAACTGGTCTTGTGTCACAACCACGGTCTTGCCGGTCTCGAGGCTCTCACCTTCCTTGACAAGCACGTTGGCATTGTCCTTCACGATTTGCATGAGCCATGAGGCGGGTTTGGCATTCCACCTCTCTCGGTTGGTGCAAGATGCGTTGTGGGGTTTCATCTCGTAGAACAGGCAACCCACATTGGCATCGTTGAACGGACATTTCTCGCAGTTGGTGTTGCAAGATCCCTCAAAGTCGTTTGGCCAGTCGGCTCGTTCAATGAGCATGAACAACTCATCGGTGAAGCGCTCGGCATCGTCCATAGTGATGGGGTCGGTGTCGTCGCCAATCTCCTCCTCATCATATTCATTGTAGAATTTCTTCTGGTCTGCCTCGGTGAGTTTGGCTATGTGCATGGCTGCACCGATGTTCATCCAGCCTTTAGTAACCCATTTCTTGAGCTCAGGCAACAAATTGTCGAGTTTGATGCGCTCTGCGATGAAACGCTTGGACTTGCCGAAGCGCAGGGCAATCTCCTCAACACTCTTGCCGTTCTTGTGTAGTTGGCCGAAAGCGAATGCCTCCTCAATGGGGTCAACGTCCTTGCGCTGGAGGTTCTCGGTAATCATTGCGTCGAGGGCATCCTCGTCGTTCATCTCCCTCACGATGCAGGGAATGGTAGTAGTGAACTTGGGAACGTTCTCAAGGTTCAACTTGAATGCCCTGTAGCGACGCTCACCGCAGACAATCTCAAAGTGACCGACTGGGTCTTTGTCGTTTGCCTCGATGGGCCTCACGGTGATGGGCTGGAGTAGCCCATGTTGCAGAATGTTGTCTGCGAGTTCCTGGAGCGCCTCCTTGTCGAAGGTCTTGCGAGGGTTTAGAGGACTTGGCTCTATGCTCGCCAGCGGAATGTTTTTAATCTGTTCCATTTCTTAAAGAATTAAAGTTTGACTTGTATTTATTATTCGGGGTCTTTCTCTTCGACCCATTTCCATTGCAGTAACTTGTAGGGGTCATGGCCGTTCTCGACCGCTATCTCAAATGCCAGTTCCCTGTCATCGGTGTGGGTTTCGATGGTTCGCATCACCCATTCACCTTTTTCGTTCCTTACTCCGAATGTTAGTACCCACATAAGCAGTTAATTTATTGGTTTCTACTGTAAAATTAGTTCAGAAATAACAAAGTCGGTTCTGATTTTCGCCGTTTTTGAGCCGTTCCAACGTAGTTTAACGTGTTGTTTCTTAATCTTTTGGCGGTTTAACGTTTTCTGACTCAATCTCCATCTCGTAGCAGATAATCTCGTGGACGTTGTGCATTATCGGGTATCCATGCGACTTGCAATACTCCTCGCAGTTGATGATGCTGGCGTTCTTGGCCCTTT